ACCGCGTGACGTGGCCTGGATGGCCACCACCGGCGCATTCGCGGAGTTCTTGACGCACATCAAGGGCGTGCCCTGGAGTGCCGCGCAGTTAACGTCGATCGGCTGCGCCTTGGCGTTGCCGGACATACTGATCGCGCCAACGGCGACGATCATGGAAGCGATGATGGTCTTGATCACGTGTTGTTACCTTTCATTGGATTATGAACCTCTATGCTTTGCGATCGACGCGCGGTGAAGTCAATGTCAATTAAACAGGCTGCTGACGCTTTTTTCGTTATGGATCCTGTCCATCGCATCGGCCATGAGCGGGGCGATGGATAGCTGCCGGATGTTGGCAGAGGCCTTGATCGCGTCCGTGGCGAGGATGGAATCGGTGATGGTAACCATCTCGATCGAGCTGGCGGAGATCCTGGACACGGCCTCTCCGCTGAGGACCCCGTGCGTCACGTAGACGCTTGCGGATGCGGCACCGTTGTCCAGCAGGGCCTTGGCCGCATTGATCAGGGTCCCGCCCGAGTCCACGATGTCATCGACCAGGATGCAGTCCCTGCCCTTGACGTCGCCGATGACGTTCATCACCTCCGACACCCCGGCGCGCTCGCGGCGCTTGTCGATGATGGCCAGGTCCGTGTGCAGCCTCGTGGCGATCGCCCGGGCACGGACCACGCCGCCGACGTCCGGGCTAACGATCATCGCGTTGCGATCCTTGAATCGCTCCTTGATGTCCTTGGCGAACAGTGGTGCGGCATAAAGATTGTCCACCGGGATATCGAAGAATCCCTGGATCTGACCGGCATGAAGATCCATCGTCAGCACGCGATCGGCCCCAGCCTGGGTGATGAGGTTGGCCACCAGCTTGGCGCTGATGGGAGTCCTGGGTCCGCTCTTTCGGTCCTGCCTGGCATATCCGAAATAGGGTATCACTGCCGTCACCCTGCGGCAGCTGGCCCTTCGCAGGGCATCGAGCGTGAGCAGGAGTTCCATGAGATGATCATTGGCCGGATACGAGGTGCTCTGGACGACGAACACATCCTCCCCTCGGATGTTCTCATGCACCTCAACGAAGATCTCCATGTCGGCAAATCTTCGAACGGTTGCCCTGGTCAGTCCGAGGGAAAGGTGCGTTGAGATGGCTTCCGCCATCGGCTTGTTGCTGTTGCACGCAACTATTTTCATGCCATGATCCTCCGTGGTATGCTAGGCCGTTCGAACTATAGCACAACCGATCGCGGTCGGTCAAAACCTATATCAGGCCGGACCGTTGGACACGACCTCTTCCAGGGTTTCCATGTCGATGGCGACCACGCGATCCTTGCCGGCGTAGGTGAACTGGAACCACACGGCCGTCTCTTGGTCCTTGAACGCGATTGCGATCGAGTCCTGCTTGGTGGTGCGGACCATGGCATTTCTCTTCAGTCCCATGGACTCGATGGTCTCGTCAACCGGTGCCGGATCGACCTTGATGTCCTGGGTCCATTGGTTCCAGTTGACCGTGTCCGGATTGATCTGGACGGCGGCTACGTATCGGAACTCGCTGCGCTTTCCGTTCTTGTCGAGCTTCTTGTAGACGTCCTTGACGGCAGATCCATGTCTGTCGGTCAGTACCTTCAGCTTCAGCGCGTCCGCGGCATATTCGGTTGGGTTCAGATCGACGACCGTGGTGGTCTTTTTGTCGACGACCTCGACGACCTCCCAGTCCTCCGGGATGCCGGAGATCGGCCTGGGGTTCGACATCCATTCCGGTACGTTAGCATATCCCGGATGCATGATATCCCAAAGCTCCTCCTCGTGGAGGGCACGCTGGTATGCCTGATCCGAGTTCATCCGTTCCCAGGTTAGATTCTGCCCGGCGTTTCGGCGGTTTTCCCGTAGGCGATCGCGCTCAGGCCCGGGTTCCATGATCCCGACGAGATACAGCAGGTGCAGCTTGACCTTGCCTAGATCCTTGAAAACCTTTCCCCATCCCTTTTCAGCGAACTTTGGGTAGTAGGAAACCGATCGAGTGGATTGATCGAAGTCGTAGGCATATTCCTTGTAGAACTTACCGGTCGTGCGATTCCTGATGTGGTAGGTCGTGGTCATTGTTGCCTTCCGTGTTTCTCGTTTTCAACGCTACTCTTATGGCAGCGATGGCATCTTCATCGCTGCCATAGGTTCCCGACAATGGAGGATCCTTGAGGGCCACGTGTATCAGCCCGGATGAATATCTCCTGACCATCCCATGTCCGGGATATCGGCCATTTCCGGGCATTCGATGATTCCACCTGGTCCTCTTTGAATACGGGAATGGCCGATATTCGTGTTCCTGTTCGCATCCCAATACATGGGCAACCTCTCGGTAGAAGCCTTCTTCTACCATCTTCTTTTCTTCGTTCATCTACCGAGAGTTTGCAGGTTTTTACATCGCCTGTCAATGCCCTTACTTGGAGAGGAGCTTGGCCGTGTCGATGGCGATGACGTCAAGCATTGGTTCGATGCCGGATTCCATCAGCGACAGCTTAACGACCTCCAGCCGGTCCATGTTCGCCCGATAGAAGTCTCGATTTTCGGACACGTGCCGCGTGACGTCGCTCCGGCGCTTCCACATCCGTCCCTGGCTCTTGTGGGTATTATGGCCCTGGATGATCCGGGTGGTTCCCCGATGGGAGGTAGCCCTGACGAACTCCCCCGTCTCGGTGTCCCGGATCATCCATACCTTTCTCACTGGCCGGCGCGCCTAGATGTGGCAGTCGACGATGGTGATCAGGGTATCATCATCCAGGCCGTCGATCAGCTCGCTGACCTTGGCGTTCCATACGTCGCGGTCCTTCTCGTCGCTCACCATACCCCACCAGCCCACCTCTCCGCGCTCGTACCACTGCCCGTCCTTGAGAACGGCAAAGGTCGTGCAGGCCGCCTCGCGGGCGCGCCGGACGTATTCCTCGCGGCTGCACAGGATCGAGTCCTCGATACACATCAGCGACCGATCGCTGCTGGTACGCAGAGCCTTGCGGCCGGGCTGGGAGTGGTAGAAGTCCCGTGCCTGGTCGATGTCCGAGAATCGCTCACGGACGCTGTCCCAGCTTTCCCAGACGTCGGGGGAAACTGCCCGGACCTGGTCCCAGAGCTCTCCGGCCTTCTGGCCGGACTCGTTCCGCATGCCTTCCCAGTCGACGTCGCGCTTGAGCGCCATGTCCGCACGCCCGGCCTCAGCCGGTGCGGTCATCAGGCCCGGCGATCCCTTGATGCCATTGGCACCGGCCTTGAGCTTCAGCATGCCGGTCCACCGGCCGCCGACCTGGTACCAATCCCACTTGCGATCAGGATTGGTGCGGTTCACGGCCTTGATGAGCTTGCCGTCCCGGACGATGGCATATCCGAACTTGTGGTCGCCGTCACGATCGACCTCGTCCTCGCTCTCGACGATGCGCTCGTCGAGACCGTGGTATTCGAGAGATTCCATGAGGGGATCGTCCGAATCCTTGTTGTCGTCCTCCATGAGAACGATGATCTCATCGGTGATGTCCACGTCCTGCACGTATTGATCGTTCAGACCAGTGCATTCGAACTCGTGGAACGGAGCGAGCTGGCTCTCGTGATCGTGGCCGATCACCATGACGGTAAAATGGCTCATTAATGGCCTCCTTGTTGTGTTGACAGCATAGCATGCCTGCCATAGATGTCAATGCTTAATTTTGGCCCTCGTCATCCCAGCTCGGATCGTGCCGCCAGTTCAGCTCCCTCTCCCATTCCTCTCGTTGCTTGCGGTCTTCCTCCTCCTGCATTGCCCTTTCCCGGGCATGGTTCCTTTTCATCATGGACTCGTAGACCTCGTTGGTACCGCCGCCCCAATAGTCGCATCTGAGTCCGCAGCTCTTGCATTCCTCCAGGCTGATGGTTTCCCGGTAGTTCGAGCTGCCGCAGTTGGGACACCGGTCCCTGCGATTGCTTGCGGTGATGAGGCTGCCGTCGTCCACGTAACCGTTTCGGGTCCTTGGGTATGTCATGACTTTGCTTCCATTGCTGCCTTGATGAAGGATGCGAAAAGCGGGTGCGGATCGAGGGGCCGGCTCTTGAGCTCCGGATGGAACTGCACGCCGATGAACCATGGATGATCCGGTCTCTCGATTATCTCGGGCAATCTGCCGTCGGGGCTCATCCCGGAGAATCTCAGTCCATGCGCACCGAGCCTAGGCAGATGGGTGCCGTTGGCAATGACCTCGTAACGGTGCCGGTGGCGCTCGTGTATGAGGGGGGCTCCATATATCCTGCGTGCCAGGCTGCCCTCGGCCAGCATGGCCGCGTATGAGCCGAGGCGCATGGTGCCTCCCATGTCTCCATCCCGGTTCGGCATGATGTCCACGATGGCCGGATCGCACGGTCCGAACTCGGTGCTGCTAGCCGTCGGCCAGCCGGAGAATTGGTATGATTCGATCACCGCCAGCTGCATCCCGAGGCATATGCCCAGGAATGGTACCAGGTTGATACGTGCGTACCTAATCGCCCTGATCTTGGCACTGATCCCGCGAGATCCAAAACCTCCGGGAACCAGCACGCCGTCGACCTCGCTGCGCAGATCCTGGAACTGCTCGAGATCGGTATCATTGGCCTCGAGCCATCTCACGTCAACCCGGGCATCGTTGGCGAGGCCGCCGTGTGCCAGTGCCTCGGCCAGGCTCTTGTAGCTGTCCTTGAGATCGGTATATTTTCCCACCACGCCTATCCTAACGTGGTGCGATGGATTCCTGGCAATGCGAACGATCCGTTCCCAGCCGGATAGATCAGGTTCGGGATGATCCAGACCGAAATGCGTCAGCACGACGTGATCCATGCCGGCGGCATGGTAGGCCAGCGGTACCTCATTTATGTCATTGACATCCTTGGCCGAAATGACCGATTCAGGCCTGACGTTGCAGAACAGGGAGATCTTCTTTCTCTCGTTGTCTGGTATGTCCCTGTCGGTCCGGCACACCAGCATTTGCGGTGCTATGCCAAGGCCCAAGAGTTCCCTGACCGAGTGCTGTGTTGGCTTGGTCTTGAGCTCCCCGGCCGCCGGTATCCATGGCAGAAGGGTCACGTGGACGAACATGGTATGGTCCTGCCCGAGATCATTCGCCAGCTGGCGTATTGCCTCGAGGAATGGCAGGCTTTCGATGTCGCCGACCGTGCCGCCGATCTCCACTATGACGAAGTCCTCCTGGCTGACGTCAGCAACGATGGCGGCCTTGATGGCATCGGTTATGTGTGGTATGACCTGTACCGTGGCACCGAGATATCCACCCTTCCTTTCTCGGGTGATCACGTCCTGGTATATCCGACCAGCCGTCCAGTTGTCTCCGCGCCTGGCAGAAACCCCGGTGAATCGCTCGTAGTGCCCAAGGTCGAGGTCGGTTTCCGCCCCGTCATCGGTGACGAAGACCTCACCGTGCTGCAAGGGGCTCATGGTACCCGGATCCACGTTTAGGTAAGGATCCATCTTTCGGATCCGTACCCGGTAGCCATGTGCCTGCAACAGGGCACCTAGGCTGGCGGCGGTTATGCCCTTGCCGAGCGAACTTACCACCCCGCCGGTTATGAATATGAATCTAGTCATCGTTATTTTTCCGAACTCGAACGATCGGACATGAATCCTGCTCGATGATCCGTCCGATGGTCGTTACCCTTTCTCCGCACCCTTCCAGGATGTAGGTGGCCATCTCCACGTTATTTTCCGGTATGACCACAACCATTCCTATCCCACAGTTGAACACCCGCAACATCTCGTCATCACTGATGTGTCCGTGGGATGAAAGCCATCGGAAAGGTTCTGGAGGGGGCCATGGTATGCTGATCTCCGCACCGATCCCGGGAGGCAGGACCCTTTCCAGGTTCGATGCCAACCCACCTCCGGTGATGTGTGCAGCCGCGCTGATCAATCCACTCCGGACCAATAGCATGATGCTGTTCACGTAGATCCGTGTCGGGACCAGCAGGGATTCGGCAAGGGTTTTTCCGTGTTCCCACGGGGAGCTGGATCCAAGATCCAATCCTGATATCACCTTCCTGACCAAGGAGAATCCATTGCTGTGGAAACCCGAGCTGGCAAGGCCCAGGATCACGTCTCCCGGTTCCATGGACCCCGGCAGCTGGTCTCCCCGCTCCACGGCCCCCACGGCAAACCCTGCCAGGTCGAAGTCTCCATCCGAATACATTCCGGGCATTTCGGCCGTTTCCCCGCCGACCAAAGAGCATCCGGCGATCCTGCAACCATTTGCTATCCCGGATATCACCACCGCGGCCTGATCAACGTTCAGATGACCGGTGGCATAGTAGTCCAGGAATGTCAGGGGTTTGGCACCCTGGACTATGAGATCGTTCACGCACATGGCTACCAGATCGATGCCGATGGTATCCATGATGCCGCTATCGATGGCGATTCGCAGCTTGGTGCCAACACCGTCAGTGGTGGTCACGATCAACGGATCCTCGTATCCAGCCTCCTTTGGATCAAACACGGCTCCAAAGCCTCCGAGACCGCCGATGACCCCTGGACGAAAGGTTGATCTAGCGATCGGGGATATCCGATGGACTAGATCCTCTCCGGCTGATATGTCAACACCGGCCGTCCTGTATGTGTTGCTCATTCCCGTCCCCATCCAATCATCAGCATGTCTTGCTCGATCTGATTAAGATATCCCTGGCATGCCGCATCCCCACGGTTGCATGCATCTCGTATGCACACCAGCTCGTCCAGATGGGCCCTTGATCGGCGAAGGGTTGATATCGGCTTGGGCTTCGTATCAACTAGCATTTCTATTTCTTCGATCTGCCTCATGATGATGGAATCGAGGTGATCCAAGATCTGATCCTTGGTAAATCGCATTGATCAATTTCCCTGCAACGATTATGCATAGTTAGCTTGTTGCATCAACCACGATTGATCAAGATATCCCGCGCCGGCAGGCGCACGATAGATGCAACCAAGGAACGTGTGGGACCTTGCCATTCCGATTCGGTGGCGAATCACTGGGATCAAGCGGCTTGCCATGCCTACCCCAATCGGGCATTATTCCAGCCCTGCGCTTTTTCCCGGTCCCACCAGGATGTGGACTAAAGTGAGGGTCCAACTCAATGGCATCGCTACCATGGTTACGGCATCGGATACTGGCCCTTTGGCCTTCTCTTCATCTGCCTTGCCCACCGGCTTCACATCTTACCGCGCTGGGCTTACACGTTCCTGTTGTCCCAGGGTATCCCGTCCTTCCCCTGGGACCTTCGCCCGTTTTCCGACCCTACCATGTCTAGGTTTGCCTGCATGGATCCAGCGGGCCTGTGGCGTGCGTAGCTGTTTCAAGTTTCTATGATCTGCTGTTAGGGTTGCTGGTGATCCCTACGCCGACCTTTCATCAATAATACAAAGGTTCCATAAGGAAAATGACCGGGCCTATTACACGACACTCTCTCCTCTTTGCTGAATATCTGTGTATGCAAACATGCTTGCACGGATCACGCCGGTCGTCAAGCACGCTGACGGTTTTGGTATGATGCTACGGTCAAGAAAAACGGAGCTTTCGCTCCGTTTTTTCGGGGGTAGAAACCTGAGATTACAGTTCCTGTGTCAGTGCCTTGGGCATTATCAACCACCTTGCGGGCGGCCTTCTCCCGTTATCCACCTGATGCCTTGCGGTCATCAAGTCCACCAACAGCGTCGCCTTGTTTAGGGACCTGGCATTTGGTCCGTCACTACGTGCTACTCCACCGTTTCCTATCCGCCTACCTTGCGGGTAGTTCGAAGCCGCTAAGCCTCTACGAATCATCTGCGATGAACCAACCTTGCCTTGCGGGCTCAGCTGGACCATGTTCCCTTGCGGGCATGGCATTTGACGCCTTACACACGTAACCGGGGCAGTCTTTGCTTTTTCCTATGGTTGGATTTGAACCAACTACAGTCTGTTTTGGAGACAGATGCTCTACCAATGAGCTACATTGCAAACCTACCAAGATGTGCTGCCCCTGTTGCTGAATCAGTGTTTCCACCGACCCAATACAACACACCTCATGTCATTCCCCTTGCGAGGTACTCGACCACGTTTCCGGATAGCGTGCCTCTCGGCCCGATACCCATCACATTGCCCGTTGCCCTCGGCTGCGAACCTCGGACTGACCGGACTACCCGTTAGCCATTCATCTTGGACTGGGTTGCGTGCCGGGGCAGGAGTTGCGGCTCCTTTGGTGCTCACCGATCGGCTCTGCACCCGTCCTTTCGGACCCCAGCCCAGCCTTCGGAATATCCACCACCTCTAGTGATGGGCCCTTTCGGGCAGGCTCGAGCTTGCATGGACGGATCACTTGCGTGACGCTGGTACGTAGGATTTCCAGCTTTGGGCCAGTTACCTGGCTTATCCTAATGGGGCCATGCCCCCAATTTTCATTTTTCAAAGAACTTTTAGTTTTTCTATGTCTATCTGCAATGCTATGCACTCTCGCGCTGCACTGCATGTAGGTAGTTATACAGCAGACGAACCATGCCGTCAATTGGTTTTTAGATCTTTTTTTGGCTTAGAATTCTTTAATTAGATCGGGCATTGGTGGTCGCGGTCAGGATGGTGAGCAATTTGCTGATCTTCTCGGGCACTACCGATCGGCCGGGCCTAACGGCATTAAATATGAACGATCTTATTCATGCCAGGATAGAAACAGAGAAAATGAACCAGTTTACCCTCGATATAGTCCACGAAGGACAGCCGCTATTCTTGACATGGAATGAATCAGCATGCACTGATCTCATAAAATTTTATCGATTGCAGACCGGAGGGTGGAATTGGTCAAGACCAGACCCAAGCCTCCAGGAATTTGTTGCGATTGCCAGACCGAGGATAACGTCTCATTTTAATGACCTAACAAAGGCGATCGGCCAAATTGATCATGATGGCGGAGAGGTGAAGATCGTCGATGTTGGGGCAGGGATTGGTATATTCGATCTTCTTTTGCATCAAAAACTCTCCAATCGCGGAATTGCTCCGAGGATGTTTTTGATCGACAAGGACGAAACCCCCGACCCTAACAAAAAGAATGGGCTGTTCCATAACCCGACAACTGGATATCATTTTTATAATTCTTGGTATCCATTGATCGATGCGATCTCGGCCATGGGAGTACCAAGGTCCGATTTCTCAATGATGTCGCCGAGCGATACATGGCCGGAAGAGGTTGATGTGGTTTTTAGCACCTATAGCTGGTGCTGGCATTATCCACCGGAAATATATCTCAACCAAATGTTAAAAAGCCTAAAGATCGGAGGAAAGGTGGCCCTCGACTTGGTACATCGTCCTGACAGGGATTTTGTTTCCGAGATAAGCGATGCACTCGGATCTGATCCGGTTTTCACCAGGGACATACTCGCACCTCACATCGTGCCTGGACATTTCCTATATGACAAAATGATCGTTAAGGACAACGGATCGTTAGGAAGAAAATGCGGATGGATAAGGAAACGATAAATTAACCTCGCGTGATCGCGTCGATCTAGCTACCTTTTGGTTTTTTAGGTTCCCATGTGAACGCAAACAGTCCGGCATCTTCCCGGCGCTTGAAGCCCCATACCATGCCCTGGCCATCCTGCCATTCGATGGTCCACCATTCGTCCATCGGACCAATCAGGATGGTGCACCAGTCAGCTACTGACTCCCAGGTGTGCCCGATTCCGAGATCGGACTCGTCTCCGATGGTCACCGTGAAGGCAAAGCCTGATCCTGGTCTTATCCGTATAGCCATGTGATCTTGAACAGCACGAGATCCTCGTGATTGCGGAACTCAAAGACGCGGGTGTGGTCATGCAGCCAGTTTTCGCGACCTATGTTGGCATAACACCATCTTGCCATGGATGCGATGAGGTCAAGGTGTGTGGTATCGGGAGGCAAGATTGAACTAACATCCACTCGATGCGGGAAGCCAAGCGCCGTCACATCCATACCATCCTGAACAGTACCTCTTCCTCCAGATCAACGAATCGCCATATCATGTCAGATCGCATTCTCGAATCGCGCATCATTCGAAGAGATACCTCATGGCCTCCAGTGGGTTCGGCGGACCAGCCACTCCGGCAATTCTCGCTGGCCCATTGCATCATTGGACGATGCTGATCCCAGGTGACCGAAACCACCATCAATCCATTGTTCATCCCCATTTCATCCTGAAATGGACCAGTTGTTCCTTGGTAGGGAACGCAAAGCGGTTCTGCTTGGTCCACCGCCCTCCCATGCTTTCGATTTCGTTCCGTATCGCAAGTCCTCGACGTTGCCTCTGTAGGTCAATGTCTACCCGAGGAAGCCGCAACCAACCAGGATCACCCTGGAACTGGCGGCTCCATTCCCAGAGGTTCATCATCTCCGGCGAATCCTTACCCGAGATGCGATATCTAAATGCCGTCACGTCCATACCATCCTGAACATTATCTCATCCTGCTTGCGGAAGAAGGCATAGTAGAATGTGGCGATGTTGTTGTTGGCGTCAACCGGCTGGTATCCGCTGATCCATGAGCCCTTCTCGAGGTTTTTCCTGCACCATTCCTCGATGGCTTGCCGCTGTGGATCGGTCGGCTCTAGGTAAGGACCGACCGTTACCACCTTCATTGCCATAACCACACCATCTTGAACATGGTCTCGTCGCACATCAACTCAAAGCTGGCGGTGTAGATGAGATCCTTGACGTCGTTGTGATGATCGAGGATGTGCTCCATCTCCAGGAGGTGACCATCCTCGCAGTTTTCTTCGCACCATTTTCGCAGGTGCTTGATCGGACAAAAAGCGGAAAATTGGACCGAATGATCAAAGGTCGTGGTCACAGCCACCTCATCTTGAAAAGGACGGCATCCTCCTCATGCATGAACAACCATGTGCTGAACTCGGGATCCGCCCTGCTGGGGGAACCGGACAGCGCATGCCGCCATGTCAGGCAGTGGTTATCACCGCCGAAGTTATCGCTGCACCAGGCGGATATCTCGTAATGGTTCTGCCACTCGAGATGGTTGTCGATGGTCACCCGGATCGGGAAATCATCCCGATCCGGGAAACGTTCGAAGCCCTTCATCCTGCCAGGGCAGTTTTTACCAGCTCGCTGGCCATCTTGCCGTCGTACCGGCCCGAGTAGCCCTTCTTGAGCTCAGCCATCACCGCGCCCATGGCCTTGGGACCATCCAGCTTCATCTCGTGGATGATCTCGTGGATCACGGCACCCAGGCCCGCGCGGTCGAGCTGCTGCGGGAGGTATCCCTCGAGGATCTCGATCTCGCGGACCTGCACCGAGCAATCCTGCCCGCGCTCCGCCAGGAGGCGGCGGGTTTCCTCGGCATTGGCCGCGAACTTCTTGATCACGGCCACGGCTTCCTCATCGGTGGTGTCGCCGTTGCGTTTGTCCTTACCGACACGCGAAGTCTCGGAATAGAGGGTGACCAGCAGGCTCTTGGCCACGGCATCATCTCCCTTGCGGGCGGTGATCATGTCCGTGCGTAGCTTTTCGATCAGCATGTTTTTTCTCCGTTTGAAAACCCGTGCCACACGTTAGCATGGCACGGGTTTTCTGTCAACCTGGAATCTCGAGGATCAACCTTCCTTGAGGTCCCGCTGGAACTGCTGGCTCACCGCCAGCGTCATCTCGATGTGCTTGGCCGTGACCGTAACACCCTGCTGGGCGGCAAGTCCCTGGGCAAGCCGGATGGTGTTCTTGATCTGGCGACCGTTGATCTCGGTCAGGCTCAGCTCAGCCGGGTCAAGCCCTTCGATGCGTGCCGCCGCCAGCAGGTTGGTCCAGATCTTCTCGCGTGCCTCGCGGGTCAGCGCGCCGTACTTGAGGGCGACCGAGATTCGCGAGTGGAAGGCGCTGTCGAACTCCGTCACGCGGTTGGTGGTGAGGAACAGCACGCCCTGGTGGTACTCCAGCAGCCGCAGGAAGATGCCAACCATGGCATTGCGCAGGATGTCACCGGAGGTGCGCTTCTCGAGGAAGATGTCAGCCTCGTCGATCAGCACCACCGCGTTCCAGATCTGCGCCACGTCAAGGATCTGACGCAGGCTCTTCTCCAGCTGCTCGGTGTTGGTTCCCAGCTCGCCCACCGCCACGCTGTAGAGCGGACGATGCAACAGCTCGGCGATGGCCTCGGCCGTCAGCGTCTTGCCCACGCCCGGATCACCATGCAGCAGGAAGATGCAGCCGCCGCCCTTGCCGGAGATGATGTCCTGGAACCCGCCACCGCCGTAGGTGACCAGAGCACGCACCAGCTCCTTCTTGTCCTCGGCCAGCACCAGCTGATCGAACGCATCGCTGCGGAAGGCGATGGAGGAGATGTTGCCGACGGCAAAGCGCCCCCACTGCTTGGTCACGAAGGAAAAGCCCTTGACGTAGGGATCGGTCATCCACAGGGCATCGGTGGACAGCTCGTCGATGGCATGGTCGTCGTCGTCGCGATCGTACTCGTCGATGAACTGCGCGTAGGTGCCGGGGTCCACCATCATGCGGCCCTCGGCACGCATGCTGTCCCAGTTCCACCACTTCTTCACGCCCATCATGCCCTGGTATTGCATGTAGTGGGCACCGATGGCCACCCGGGCAAAGATCTTGCCACGCTCGGTCAGCCGGGCCTTGGTCTCAGGGGTCATCGGGCGGATCGGCAGCTTGGTGATCTCCTTGACGCCGGAGAACGCATTGATGCGGACGTTGTCCCGGCGCTGCATGTAGCTGCGCCCGTCGGTGCCCACGTATTCGTAGATGATCTGCAGGTAGGTGCCGAACATGCTGGCGCGATATTCGGTGTTGACCACTCGCCCGCCCATGACCTCGTCTCCGTGGATCTCGATCTCGGTGCCCTCGGAGAACAGGGTCTTGCAGAGGCCGAAGCTCATCTGCCCGCGCTCGAGCATGTTGTTGATGCGGCCGAGGATTCCCTTGTTTTCCTCCTCGAGGAAGGAGATCAGCTCCTTGACCACCGCCAGCATGTCATAACGCTTGGCGCGGTGCTTGATCTGATCCAGCTGGTTGAACAGCGTGTAGACCGGGATCACCGGGACGTCGTCGTAGATGTCCTCGATGCTGATGTTGTCACGCAGGAAGCTGCGCAGCTTGTCGGTATGGAACTCGAGGAATCGTTCCTCGATGCCCTGGACGTCCATGGTCGTCTTGAGGCGGAACGTCTTGAATTCCATCCCCTTCGGCTTACCCTTCTCGTCGCGGGCCATGGTCACTTGCATTTCGCTTGACATGTGTCGTAGTGCTCGCTGTTGTTGTGCAACGCCATGTTAAGACATGCACGCTACTAGGTCAATGGCCTAATTTGGCTCAGGGAGACCAGCTAAGGCGCCACAGGAGGAACTGTCCCTGGTCCTGGAAGGAGATGATGGTATCGTTTGGTTCCGGCTTGCAGATTGGACAGTTTAGATCAAACCATTCGTTGATCTCTTCCAGATTCTCATCCCACCAATCACAATCAACGATGAGGACCAGATATGGTCCTCGCGGACCCCAAGTGTTGTAGGCGATCCAGTGGGCTTTCTCCTTGATCATGGGAATCAGGACCTCTTCGTGATGATTAAATGATATGTTATATTTATTCACGCATGGATCATGGATGCTAGGACATAATCCTCATCGAGCTCAAAATCCATGAATCCCATCCCGACCCAGAAGCGGCCAGAACAGTGCTGCTCGCACCAATCGAACAAATCGTCCCTGGTTGATTCTCGTAGGACCCGGGTACCGTCAATCGGATCCCTCAGCCACAATCTGCGTTTTGCTGGATAGTTCGGGTCATCTGGCAGCAGGTATCTAACCTGGCTCATGCTTCCTCGACCTCGACACGCAGGGGATATCCGTTGATCCTTGCTGCCGAGGTTGCCTCATTCCTCTTCTGGGTCGCGATCTCGTGGCTGTATGTCCCGGCGATCCCGCGCCCGTTCTTATGGATGGACATGGTGAGGTAGTTGGCGTCCTCGAAGCTCTTGTGGAAGATGCTCATGAGGAGAAGCACCACGAACTCAACGGTGGTGCTGTCGTCATTGAACAGGACTACATTGAACTTGCTCGGAGGGCGCATGGCCATCCTTGTTGTGGTATCTGGATCAACCAAAACGTCGGTACTGGCCATGGGCTACTCCTTTAGGCTAACTTAGCCGCGGATCTCGCGGCTTGTCAAGCCGATGGTTTTGATTCGATCGCCCTCGCGACAGGAGAGTTACCAATGACGATCTTCCTCGGTTTCATGGCCTCCGGGATCTCCTGGGAGAAGTCGATGGTCAGGATACCATCGGCAAGATTGCTGCCGGTGACCTTGATCCAGGCCGCGAGATAGAACGTCCTACGGAAGGAACGTCCCGCGATTCCACGATGAAGATAGGTCTTGGTGTCCTCCTGCTTGACCTTGCCTTCGATCGTCAGCACTCCGTCATGGAGCATGATGTCGATGTCATCGGCCGTGAATCCTGCTACGGCCATGCTCAGCCGATAGCTAGTGTCGTCGATCTGTTCGAGATCATAGGGAGGATATCCGCCGCTTGAGGTGTTTCGCACCTGATCGAGCATGCGGATGGTTGGTTCGAAACCAACCGCAAACCTGTTAAGGTCACGGAAGATGTCATCGAGGTGGTTGTTAAAGGTGGTTAGGCTTCGCATGTTGATACCTCCTTGTAAAAGCGAAGTAATGGTATTGGGACCCTAATCTAGGCACCCCGGTTAGCCGGGGGCTAACGATGCTATTTATGCATCATCGCCCCCGGAATGTCAAGATCAGCTCGTCGGTTCGGTGGACGAAATGACCGAGCGATTGACCGGCTTGTCGAAGCGCTTCGGCTTCTTCTTCTTGGGAGTATCGAGCTCCATGATCTGGGCGTACTTTTTCTTCCACCGAAGCTTGGCCTCGGCCAGCTTCTGCCTGCGGACGATGCTCGGCGGGACGAAGTGCTTGCGGCGCCGCAGCTCCTTGTTCATGCCCTCGCTGTTCATGCGCCTCTTTAGCTGGGCAAGCGCGCCTTCGATGTTGTTGTTGAAGACCTTTACGGTCATGCCCTTCTTTCTAAGGACGAAGTCATCACTTTCCATTGTTACGGTTTTCCCTGATGGTAACAGTTATTTTGTAGCCACTGCCCGGATCGGCTGTCAAGCTTTCTTTGACTGTGGTGCCAATATCGCCATCAGCATTCGGCCGTTCATTTCCGGTGCTTTTTCGATCTTGCACGGACCGATGCCGCTGATGAAGGTCTCCATGATCTCAAATCCCTTCTGGGCAAACGCTAGCTCTCGGCCACGGAACTTGATGACCACCTTGACCTTGGCGGAATCGGCCAGGAATTCCTTGGCATGTTCCTGCTTGACCTCGATGTCATGCTTGTCCGTCACGGGCCTGAGCTGTATCTCCTTGATGATCGTGGCGTTTTCTCTCGCCTTTCGATCCTGCTCCTTCTTGGCCCGCCGCAGGTTGTAAATCCACTTGTTCAGATCCACGATGCGTACCACCGGCGGCTTAGCGTCGGCGGTGATCTCGATCAGGTCCATGCCCTGATCCCGCGCCGTCCACAGTGCTTGCCTGGTCTGCATGATCCCGAGCTGGGAACCGTCCTCCCCTATGACCCGGACTTCTGGATGGCGGATTCGCTCGTTGCTCACGATGCTGTCCTTGATCGGATCTTCCGGACGTCGGGGTCCTCGCCGGTCCCTCTGTTGCCAACTACCGCTCAAGATGCGGCTCCATGCTCAAGATCATAGACCTTTAATGGTTCACTCATGTTTTCCACCGTCTCCTTTGTTATGCAGATTTTCTTCACGCCCTGCTTGGCGAGATTTGGTAGCTCGAACTGTACCCCGAGCAATATGTTTTCCACGATGCTTCTCAACCCCCTGGCGCCGGTCTTCCTTGCCATGGCTAGCGCGGCAATGGCCTTGAGGCTATCATGGCTGAACTCGAGATTAATGCCATCGAGCTTGAACATCTTTTGGAACTGCTTCAATATGGCATTTTTTGGTTCGGTCAGCACGCGGATCAGCGCTTCCTCGTCAAGGTCCTCAAAGGTCACGATGATGGGTAACCTGCCGATCATCTCCGGTATGATGCCAAACTTGACGAGATCCTCGCTCCTAACATCCTTGATCAGATCATGGTTCTTCTTTTTGGAGGACCGGTCCTTGACCTTGGCACCGAATCCGATGCCGGTCTCCCCCTCGTCCTGCCTGGCCTCAATTATGCGGTCCAGCCCCTCGAACGCGCCACCGACGATGAACAGGATGTTCTTGGTGTTGACCGTAACAAATTCCCCGTTTGGATTCTTGCGGCCACCGCCGGGTGGGATCTTGACCTCACATCCCTCGATCATCTTCAACAGGGCTTGCTGCACACCCTCGCCGCTCACGTCCCTGGTGACGGAGGTGTTTTCGCTCTTCCTGCCCTTCTTGTCGATCTCGTCGATGTAGACTATCCCGCGCTCGGTCTTAGAGATGTCCATCTCGGCCGCATGGTACAGCTTGGTGATGGCATCCTCGACATCCAGACCAACGTATCCGCTTTCCGTTAGGCTTGTCGCATCAACGATGGCGAACGGAAGGTTCATGATCTTTGCGATGTTCTGGATGGTATAGGTCTTGCCGGTGCCACTGCCGCCGATGAACAGCATGTTGCTCTTGTCGATCTCGACGCCGTCCACGATCGGATTGTTTATCCTCTTGACGTGGTTGTACACCGCAACGGCTAAGCGGCGCTTGGCGTTGTCCTGTCCGATCACGTATTCATCCAGCCGTGCCTTGATCTTGCTTGGTACGATGTCCTTTTCCGATATGACCTTCGGAGCATCCTGCTTGATGATCTCGTAACAAAGGGTGATGCACTCATCGCAGATGTAGACATCGTTACCGGCTACCAGTTTCTTGGCCTGCTGCTGATTCTTGTCACAAAAGCTGCACTGATGATAGATCTTGGTGGTCATGTGACCGAGCATCCTTGATGGGGTTGTTGGCGGTTATGCGGATTCATTCAATCCACGATGGCGGCCGAACATGGTTCGGTTTCTGATCGTTTGCACTGTTTGGTGGCGGCGCATCCTTTGGAACGTTCGTGTTTTCCTCATCTTTGGGCGATCCTCGATCAGGAGATTCGATCGATGCTGATGCGGGAACGGTTTCTATCGAAGGCAATGGTTCCTCGGTATGATTGGATTCTTTAGCTTGTGGTTCATCAGAGGTCTTCGTCAACCATTCATCCATGCTGTCTTGGATGATTTTCTTGATGGTATCGACGTCCACGGATCCCAACCCTTCCATCGCCTCCTTTACCTCCTTTACCTCCTTGACGGAATCAAAAATGGCAGCCGTATCAACCAACTGTGGTGCGGGTACTGGTATTGGTATTGGTGCGGACGCTGGGGCGGATGGAGGATCCAATGTTGACCACGAATCACCGTTCCACCATCGATGGACGCCAGATGTTTGATCATACATCATGGTACCGATGGATATCATCTGCGGTACCGGTACCGCTTCCTCGGCCTCGTTCCTTTTCCTCGAGGCTGATCTTTCCATGCTCATGTTAGCTGCTATGAGCATCAGGACCGCCAAGGGGTCAAACACGACGACCAACACCACGATCATCCATCTCACGGATTTCTCCATGTCGACCTCCTGACCGCTGGCAAAGAATTCGGCGACGTAACGTATCGGACCAACCTCGCTTTCTATGGTGCTAACCTGCTGCTTGATGGAGGTCCGTTGTTGGTTGAGCTCTTGCAATTTTTGCTGCTCGGCATCCAACCGTTGCCTGATTTGATCCCGCTCGACCGTTTGCCGTTGCCTTGAGGCCAGGGCCTGGTTGGCCCGGTTGGCATCAAGCTGGATGTTGATGGATCGATCGAGCTGTTCTAGTTGCGTCTGGTACCGCTGTATCACGGTATTGATCTGGGATATCTGGTAATCTACCTGCTCGATCCGCAGGCGCAACGAGGTGTTATTGAGATTTTGTTCAACGTGGGCCTTGCTTAAAAATCCGAAAATTCCAAGGCTGGTGATCATCATCAGTATGATCACCGCCGATGTCAGGTAAACCTTGATCGCACCGGATATGGAATCCCATTTATGGTAAAGCCAGCTCGCCACCACCAGCTTGCTGATCTCCAGTATTCCTGCCATGATCACCACCGGCAAGAACGCGCTGGAAAATATCGTTGCAAGGCCGACGATGCTGTAGTAAGCGGCTGTTGCGCTTAGTGCTAGGGCACAGGCAAATAGCAGGGTTCCTATACTCATCAAACCACCCTTCTGTATGCGCCCTTGCTGATCTCCTGCAACTCGTTTTCTCGATCGATGAACTTGTATGATGCGTTATGGACTTTGAAGTGTCGGTTGATGTAGTCGAACACCTCCATCACCTCGAACGGGGCGCAGCTATAGAGATCGAACTGCATGATGCTCAGTTCCGGTTCTGGCAGATTCCAGATGTGCATGGCGCAATGGCTGGTGGTCAGGATCACCGTGGAGGTAATGCCCTCGTTACCAGGCTCGTCGCACCATGCCGACATTGGTTCGAGCATGACCTTCATTCGAACATGCTCGACCATCCCGCGCATGAATTCGTTGATTTTTTCACAGTCTTCCGGACCAGGAGGGTCCGTTATGCTTGCGGTGATCAACAGATGGAGGTGTGCGCTGGGCTTCAAAACCTTGTTCCTTTTGGTTAAACTCCCGCGATCTGTATCACGGTTAGATTGTCCTCGACTATAGTGACATTTTCAACGGTGTCAAGGCCAGTAGCCGTTATCTGCTGTATTCTCGCGGCATTTGGCCTATCGCAGTATGCTCCATAGCTCTGCAGGGTTGGATCGAACAGCTTTCGATTGCCGGTGATGACGGAGGTCAGTGCCCTGGCCACGGCCCTCTTGACGGCGCCGGCACCAACGAGGAGGTTGCCGACATCCGGCTCTCCGGAACGGGCAACGGTGTAAACGGTGTCTGGCCTGTCATATCCAACGGTGAACGTCACGGACGTGGTCTCGACGTTGGAAATGTTGCCGGTCCTCGTGATGTTGCCCAGCAGTATCGGAGTGGCGTTCTCCTCCAGCTCGGATACCATCTGCGACCATCGCATGTTGGCACGTTCCTTTGCCTGGCTGAATTCGATGGTCGTTGGATAACCACCATGATTTCCAAGGGTGGTTCCTAGGTTTGATACGGCGTTACCGCTGTTGATTGACCAGGGTTGTCCAGAAACTGCGGATATCTGCAGGTACGGCCCGGCAATGGACGCGGCGACTCCGGTGTAATCGCTCTTTGCATTGATCTGGTTTGCCGCGCTAGCAACGTCGCCGGAGGTGAAAACTATGTTCACGCCGTTGATGGTGATGTTGGAATCGGTGGTAACGGAGGTAAATGCCGTTCCGACCTCGCTCGGATAATAGCTGTATGCCCCTGGCTGGATCCCAAGCTTTGTCAACAGGGCCGTTCCATTGCCCTCGGCAAGGCTGAACGGATATCCTTCCTTTCCTGGTGCGTTCATCAGGGTGATGTAGGTGCCGGCCACGCTTTGATCGGCAACGACCCCGGTGAACTTGGCAGCAAGGTTGATCTTGTTGATGATGTCAGCAAGGGCGTCCGATGACAGGAAAGACACCGCATAATCGTTGATCAGGATGGTCTCGCCATCAGCCATCGGCGTGCCCGTGACGGGGGAAACACCGGTGACGCTGATCAATCGATTGATACCCCAGGCAGTGACCGGATCAAGGCCACCGTTGGCCGTTCCTGTCAGTCCCGTGTAGTTGGTCGGACCGTTGGCGGTCCAGGTTACCTGGTAGTAGGTTGGATTAAGTGAGAAGGTCATGTGGTGTCCCCTGCATGCGATTTTCCATTATTTATGCAGGGGAGCACCAATCTGCTAGCTATATCGGTTTTTACACCTCGAGGATCAGCGGTTCCCATCTTGGGTTTTCGCCCTGGTAACCCTTGGCATTGCACACGTAGGTCGTGCTGCCGATGTCCATCATCCCTCGTTGGTGGGTATGCCCGTAGAGCCAATACTTGATGTTTGGATCGACGATGCTTTCCATCCTGGTGTTGACGAAGCTGCCATGCAGCATGGTCCATATCCGATCATGTGGTTTTTGCCACAGGAAGCGACGATGTGGTATGTGATGGGTGATCACCACCATCGGTTCGCTGGAACCGCGGACCAGATTGCTGATCGCCTCCCAGTCACGCAGCCCGGCATCCATCGGCTTGAGATGGTCCGGTTGCAGGAGACCCTTTTGCCAGTTGATGCGGGTGTCATTGAGGCAGTCGTACCAGACCTTGATCTGGTCCTCGGTGCTGTATGGTTCACCTCCCCGGAAATCATGCCATCCGGTGGCACCGATGAACCTAACCCCGTTGATCAGCTCAGCGCGACGATGGAGGAACGTGATACCGTTGGCATCGCTCCATCGTTGGTAGTGGCCATACATCTCCGCCACGTCGGACGGATATGGCCAGGCCTTTGACCATTCCGGGTCATATAACCTGGTCTGGTGGAACCCGATGTTGTAAAAATCATGGTTCCCGGCGACCCAGACGACGGTATCAAACCTCTTCTTGAGGTCAACCAGCCAGCGGCTGGTCTGCCACACATCGTTGCTGACGTCTCCAGCAACCACGGCCACGTTGACGTCCGACGGCACGCCATCGAGGCACGACCAGTCCCAGTGGGACATATCAACATGGACGTCAGACATTAAGAGGAATCTCATCGCGGTTCTCCGATTGGTTCCATGCATTTTAGCATGAATGCCATCATCGGTCAATCGGGATCACATGCGCCAAAACACATGTGAGCCCAGCCGGATCTTCCGGGACCTTGGTGCCCATCCGGGTACCAAGTTGGCGTTATGGAAGTAGGTAGACCCGTTGGCGGTATCGGCTAGCTCTCGCCGATAAACCCTGAGAGCGATCATCTGGACGTTCGTCCATGCGTCATCCTCCCTGCGCCATCGCGGACCTCGAACTATGCCGGCCCAGCTGAACTGGTACTGCCGCCTCCCGCCTGCCCATCCATATTGGAAGACGTTGGTGCAGATGTTTCTGGAAAAGTTCGAATCGTTTAGTCGATTGATCGGTACCCACGCGACGGCGACCTGCTCGGCAACAACGCCACCGCGGGCCTCAAAGTATAGATTCCATGCCAAGCATTCGAGATCATTCAGCGACTCTCTATCGAGTCCCTGTGCCTCGGGTATGTTGATCGGCAGATGCTGCCTCAGGCTTGGAACGGCACGATAGTCCGCGCGGACTTCCGTGGCGTTTTGCGCTTGGGCAACCCCGGCGGTTAACAACCCTAGCAATAAGACAAGATATCTGACTCGCATTCTCCGTGCTCTCCTTTTCATCGTTTTATAGGCTTAGATGCGCGAAGTCAACGCTAGTTGTGCTAAGCCTTTGACAGATAAGAAGTTATCCGTCACAAACGCCGTTTTCCCGTAAGAGTAGGCGCGATTTGATATTTAGGTCCAGCCGCGCGAGTCAAACACGCAACAGAACCAAGGTGGCTGGACAGGGCCGCCACCCCAAACACACATCGTTTATATATACGAGTTATTCGATCAGAGCAATCTCAGCCGATGTAGAAACCGCTGTGCCCCGGGCTTTCGATCACCTCCACCGTTCGGATGAAGACACGCGGCTTGCGCTCGGTTTCTTCCAGCCACTTATCGATCTTGTACCATATTATCCGGGCAAAGTTCTCGCATCCAACCCCATCCAGGTAACGTATCTTGGCCAGCCGGGCGGTTTCCAGATGTGAGAACACGTCACGATACGGGTCATCAAGGGCGATGCAAATGGTGTGTCCAAAAATGTCCTTGATCCACGATCGTATTTCTCCCAGATCATCAAGATCAAGCACCTGTCCGTCCTCGGACAGATCGACGCATGAAAATACCATCTTGATCTGTAGCAAATGGCCATGGATGAATTTCTTATCGGTCTTGGAATTCCATTTCCGATACGAGCAATACAGACCGTCGTTATGGTCGAATGTCTTTGTGCTGATGTAATGGGCCACGATTATCCTCTTCGGTTGACCTATGCATGATACGATACTTATAACGAACCCATGCATGGAAACAGGAAAGAAAATCGAGGCCTGACCAAGGAAGACCTCGACCTCTGGGATCGATACACCAAGGGGCTGGTATCCCTGCCCGCAATCCCGGCATCCAGACCGGCGATTCCCAAGCATGGTGCTACCAGTAGAGGTCTGGATCTCCATGGATTGACCTTGGATGCCGCATACCGGGCTACCAGGTATTTCCTGGAAAAGCACCATGGTATCGGTACGAGATCCCTCGTCATAATAACCGGTCGGCGAGGAAACATCAGGTCGGAATTGCCAAGCTGGTGCGAGCTAACCGGATTGGTATCATCCTGCCGGCCGATAATGGATTCAACGGGGGATTTCGGATCATATCGCATCATCCTTCGCAGGACCAAGAAACGATAGCCACGCGATCAAGTTATATCTGCCATGCTCTTAATCGCACGGTTTCCTATGTTGCACCGCAGCATAAACTCGTATAAATACGAGCAAGAGAGATAGAGGAGATGGAAGATGGTATCGTACATCAAAAACATGGTCACCAGATGGTGGAAGACCTTCAACATGAGCGCCGAGGAGCATTATCTGAGCCAGTCGAAGGACATCGTGGATTTTGAGGGAAGGCTCAAGAGGATCATGTTCGACAAACACACCCACAACAACCTGAGAGGAACATAACATGGAAAACGTCTACAAGGAAATCGGTCAGGCCTACACCAACTATGCCATCACGACCGGTAAGAAGATCACCGAGTTCAACACCAAGCTGTTCCAGGACTACGTCGAGTTCAGCCGTGGCCTGTTCAAGATGGTCCCTGGGATGGAAAACCTGGTGTCGGCTCCGGCCAAGAAGTGATCACTTCAAGATCACACGCACGATGGGAAAGGGGCGCAAGCCCCTTTCCTTTTGATCTAATCATTTGTTTCTCTCCCGTTCCCATTCCTCGGCCTCTGCCTTGGCCTCCTCTTTGGTCTGCCAGCGGTTGGCATTCCAGTTCCAATGGCGGCTATCATAGATCTTGATGTTGAACATGTAGCCAAGGACGTTGATGTCTAGCTCGGGCCCGGCATGATCATGCCCCCACCATCGCAGATCGAGACCGAAATCGATCAGATCCGTGGCCTCGAATTTGCTGATCTGTATCTCCAGGTTTTTGTTGGTGGAGAGCTTGCGATCGCTCCAGTAATAGTCACGGCTGTTGAAATCAACATCCGGCTCGAACCAGGGATTGGCGATGCGTAGCTTGAAAAATATCACGGTCCCATCTCCTTGAGGTAGTTCCTGAGCTTTCGCCCGAAAAATCTCGTCCTCGGCAGTGATCGCATGGTTGGACGTCCGGTACGACCGCCCCAGCCGGGGGCCCACCCCGCGTTGTCGGGCATTCGAGGCCATCTGCCGGTTTTCTCGGCGATCCTTGCGAGCCGCATGGTGTTGCGCAGGTGCCGGGTGGCATGGACCTTGCTGATGAAAGGTCCTTCGGGGGCGTACCCATACTCCCATCCCTCAGGGGATCCGGTCGAATGCCACCACCATCCTTCCCGATGGATGTTGTTCCTCAGCGGGAAATCCCGCAGCGATCCCCTTACGATGCTATACATGTGGCAGGTCTTCCTCTTTCAGTTTCGTCCACGGCGTGCTCCACGAGACATTGGTGAACCAAAATCCAAACGATCTGTGGGGTCCATCATACCACATGCATTGTGGACCCCAGTATCGAACATTCGGTGGTAGCCAGTTCCACCAATAGAAATAGTAGACGCGGCCGAACTCGATCCCGCTGGGACTGATCTCAATCTTTCCGATCTTCATTTCCGCATCCCGTTGGTCTCGATGTTGGTGCGTCCGAACATCCAGTGCTTGGTGGTCGCCACGTGGTTTGGTCTCACGAACTTGGCAACGCAGCGCCTGAAATCCCCGTAGGAGAACCCGTCTGCTGTGCGCAGCACGTAACCTTCCCTGGTTTCCCAGTCACGCCGCACATCATACAGTGATCTAATGGCGTTTTCATCGTAGATGCCGTCGTATATCACCGGCACTGATGTTATTCCCAATAGTTGGAACCACTCTACGGTGTCATCCCAGCCAAGGCATTCGTTCCTGTCGTTCCAGATGGAGAATCCCATGAAGTAGGTAGGAAGGTCGTCGTAGCGGATCGAGTGCTTGGCATAGAGATTCTCGCCGCAGATGCGCCATCCCTCAGGTATCTCACCGGAGATGGTTGCCCAAAGGTTCTTGCACCAGTCACGGCTGGGATGGCCCCGTCCGTCAACGCTGCGGGCATGCGTACCGTCCCTGTACCAGGTGGTGTTCTCGCCATCCATCTTTTCCGTGACGATCACGCGCCGGCCCTCGAACACCGACATGTCGTGCAGCACGCGATCATCCTCGGTGATGCCTGGGCTCCAGGGCAGGTGATGGGTGCGTGGATACTTCACGCGGTCGGTGAACAGGTGCAGCACCGGTGCGATCACCTTCTGCACGCTAGCGTCATTGAACAGTTCGCCGCGCAGCCGCCGCCCGTCGGCGAGGATGATGTTGCCCCACTTGTCATAGGAGACGTCGTGGTAGAGGTGCGGAGGGATCACGGGCTTGGTGATGCCGGCGGCCTGCCTGACATCGTCCACCGAGATCTCGGTGCTTTCGCAGCGAAGGTGGCAGGGGCCGCAGACGGACGCACCGTTGGCCAGATAATAACCGCCGTCGGGCCACAGCCTGCGTTCTATGATGTGGTGGGCGTCCTGCGCGGTAGCACCGCAGATCACGCAGAGATTGCGATCGCGGGCAAACACGTCTTCCCTGAACTGGTCCCTGGTGAGAAGCTTGTGCATGTCACATGTCCAAAAAAAAATGGGCGCCGGCATCACTGCTAGCACCCATGCACTATAGCACGTTTCTCGTGCTTGTCTACCGGTATGTTTATGCTCTAGAATTTATATCTTTTATAGCCATTTTCATGAGTAGCTCTACCGCGAGATATCCGGCTTGATCCTGCAATGATCCATCAAAGAACGACCTTCTAAGCTTCACATCTTGTTGTAGTTCGGCTATTTCTGCCAGCGCATCTTGTTTTGAAATTTTATTGGATCCGAGATTCTCAAAAAGAATTCCAAGCTTCTCGGTAACATACCGGCTTGTATCTTCTGGACTGATTTCATTAAGAACGACCATGTAATAACTCGTCTATTTCGTTCTCGAGCACGGTAGCAGGATGAGGTGTGGACGAGTCAATCCTCTTATCTTCTAGATATTTTTGATACAGAAGACCTGCCTCTTTCTGGCATTCCTTGAATAGGATGTCTAGATCAACTTTGGTCCTAATGGATTTGAATTCGTATAAGCGCATCATGGCCTCGATATAAATATGTTATGGTTCGCGAGACGGCAATCTCCAACCATTCTAAACGCTTTTAGGGAGCATCCAGCACATGCATATTTATGGACGGTATCCGGCTGGATACTACGTTTACGCCTACGTTAGGCGCAAGGACTCTAAAAATGGCAAGGCTGGTACGCCCTATTACATAGGCAAGGGTAAGGGCCGGAGGCTGATCGATCGTCATTCGGTTCCTGTGCCATCTGACACACGCTACATCGTGATAATCGAACAGGACCTATCAGATTGCGGTGCATGTGCCATTGAACGGCGCCTAATAAGATGGTATGGACGGCTGGATCTCGGAACCGGTATATTACACAATCGAACTGATGGCGGGGATGGTACCGTCGGTGTGCGTAGAGATCCTGAAAAGTTTTCTGGAACTAAAAACGGAATGTTTGGAAAGAAACATTCCGAATCCGTCAAGAATGCCCAAAGCATTCGAGCATCTGGTAACAGATCAACATCCGGATTGATCCGCATCTACAATCCATTAACAAATGAATCTAGATCAATCCCGTCTGATGAAGATTTACCAGATGGATGGATACGCGGCCTTAGACCGAGAAGCAATCCGGGTAAAAGCAAATCAAGGATTGCTATCTACAATCCGGAGCTCAACATTAGGAAGACCATCCCGGCAACACAGTCAGTTCCTCCGGGATGGTGCATCGGATATAAAAGGAAGGTATCAGGCTGAAACCGCCTGATACCTTTCGGACATCACCGTCTCGAGCATAACGTCCCGCGGAGAGAAGTTCTTCGCCGCCAGGATGCTCTTCATCATCGACGGAGAGAACCCAGACACAAGTGCGGTACCATTCTGGTCGAATCGTACCGGTGCATTGCCGGTAGCATCTGGGCGCGCATTGAGGTTCCACCACACCAGCTTCGGGCATTCATATCCGGCTGCCTCGAACATCTTGGTGGCCAGCTCAAACGCACCGACGGACTTTCCGCCCATAAATGCCGGGTTGAACTCGAGATCCGTCAGCACAACGAGGTACTTGGGCATCTCGCTCGCCGGGAGGTTGTTCTGCACGGCCACCCCAAGGATGCTGCGGAACGCGCTCTCGATGTTGGTGTCGTATCCAACGTTGCGACGCACCTGGTTGATCTTGGCAAGCAGATCGCCCTTGAGGACATCGATGTGGCTGTCGTTGGTGAAAGTGAGCCACATGTCCTTGAAGGAACCCTGCTGCTTGTCCGCGATGTAGAGCCCCAGGCTGATGGCCACCTGCATGCAGGTCAGCTCCACGCCCTTCTGTCCGCCCACCTGGCAGGTCATGCTGCCGCTGACGTCCACCATCGGGAGTATGGCGTTGTCACCGAGGTAGTTCGGCAGGGCCTCCCACTGCGCCAGCGCAACCTCACGGTCGCCGTGATCGACGGCCTTGAGCACGTCGTAGGGGTACAGAACGCTGGCGTTGACCTTGCTGGTGCCGTTCTTCAGGCCCTCCTTCCACGCCGCGTAACGGGTGGCATCGCGCTTGTTGAAGGCCTTCTGGTAGCGGTTGGCAGCCACGCTCGGAACGTGATCGTAGTTGATCTGATCCCACTCCTTGGCGCACATCTGCGTCTCCACGACCTTGGTCAGGTCGACGATCATGCGCCGGTACTGCTTCGGGTTGAAGTTCAGGTACTTGCGCAGATCGTTGGCGACCGGGCCCTTGCGGGGCATCCACTTGGCAGCCAGGCCATTGCCGGCGCGCAGGGCACGGGCGATGAGGTCGTATGCGGCCATCTTGAATTGCGGGGTCCGGAACACCAGGAGATCGTCCCAACGACCATACTCCGGAACCAGCGCAAGGTTGCGCATGAGGCTCTCCGGCTGGTTGACCTCGAGGTTGCGGATGATCTGGCGGAAGATTTCACGCTCTCCGGCACCGGCACGGGCGTCGCGTGCCCAGAAGAGGATCTTCATGGCCACGTGGGGCTCGGCCGCATAGGCACGGGCAAAGGCGCCGGTGAGATCCTTGCCGCGGCTGGCGCCGATGGCGAAGAACAGATCCACGTTTGGATCAAGGCTGCTCTGGTTGGTGACCATGCCGTTGGCGGTAAAGCCCGGCTGCATGGTGTTCTGGGCTGCTTGTGCGAAAGTGGTCATCGTTTTCTTCCTCTTTTTCAGGTTGGACTTGTTTGCAGTTTTGGATTGCTTTGGGTTGCTGAACCCAACCTTTGTTTGTATCAGAATCGACTTGGTGGATTTGAACCATCCTCACAAAGCCGCTTTTGGCGGCCTCGCTTCATCCTAAGTAGCTGCTGAATCGATTCTTTTAACTCATTTAGCCTGGATCAACTTTTGTGGATCGCTGCCTTTGCTGCTTGGCTACCCTGCCCGCAATTGGTGGGAGGGGTTGGACTTGCACCAACGTAGGTTTCCCGGCGATTTTACATTCCATTGTATGCTGAACTGATCCAATGCTCGTATGTTAGACTATCTCTCGTTTTCTGTCAACGCCTAAATCAAGACAGGATCAACTTTTTCGCCATCTGCTCTACCGACTGAGCTACCGTCCCATATTTGGCGGAACGGGTGGGACTCGAACCCACGACCCGTTGGTTGATTTTTGGTTGCTGAACTGATCCTTCAAGCGCATGTTACGCTGTTTTTGCCGCGCTGTCAACGGCCTAATAGACCGTTTTTTCTAGATATTCCCTGGCCTTTGCTACCCTCGTTGGATAGGGCATCTTGTTGATGTGTACCAGGAAATCTCCCTTCCGCCAGCTGCCGTTATAGCCAAAGGTATCGTAAGGACCCTCTGGTATCTCGAGCTCCTCGTATGCATAGGCATTGAGGAATCTCTGTGGCACGTATTGGGTATGCTCCCGATACTCGTCCTCGAGATCTATCATCGCCTGCTGCTCGTGGCTCCATGGGAGGTACCTGGGCATGGCTTCCATGATCCTGGCGAGGTATCCGCGTCCGATCGCGTTGTTGCGGATCACGAAACTGTCCGATTGGAGGAATGACGCATCGTGGGCTATGGTGAGGGTCTTTCCCGGATAGAGGAAATCCGTCAGCGGTACGTTGAAGTTGGTGATGAAGGTGTCCGCACCGGACCAGAAAAGCCAATCATGCACGCGCCTCTCGGCCACCTCGAGCATCAATGCTATCTTGGCGAAACCGAGGTGTGGGACCCGGTGGAAGTTGCGCGTCTTGACGACGGCATCCAATCCCCATCTCTCCGCGTATTTCATCTTGTTCTGATGCCAGGTGATTTCTCCCAGCTCGGAATATGCATCGTCATATAGTGAAACCAACAAACCGGACATTAAATCTCTCCAATACCTTTACATGAAAATTTAATGATCGGAGATGCCCGTGTCTATATGCAGGATGCTTGATCAGTTCCAGGCGTTGCAGCAACCGGTCGCGGATACCTTGCTTTTTAGATCGAAGGTGTCCGGGAGGCGTTCATCGAGCATGGCAAACAACCCACAGTTTCCGTCCTTGAACCATCCGCAGTTCTCGCAACGAACCTTGGCTTCCACGTATCCGGACTCCTCCGGTGTGACGATGCCCTGTATCGGCTGATCATCGTGTGGCTGTCCCTGGAGATAAAGGCCGCAGCTGGCCTCAGCCTTGACCACGTCGTCCTTGCCGAATATGCCACATCTCTCCTTGCCGGGCATGAATAGCTGGCAGGTCCCGCACTGTGCAAAATCCTTGGTCGACGGGTCATTTGGTTCCATGTAAAGGAACGCCCATCTTCCTATCTTACCTCCTCGCTCGTATGTCGATTTTTCCAGGAGGTTGATTATTTCGCGCATGTTCATGATGGTGTATTTAATGGAAAAAGGCATGCATCGGCCGATGCATGCCTTTTCCTAACAGGATGGTTTGCGGATCGCTTTTTAATGTTCTTTCTGGCAGGTTGTCTACCCCACATCGCCCAGAGCTAGATCCAAAATCCAGTTACCGACGTGGTACCGCCTCCTGCCCTAGCTGGTTTCTACCAGCAATATCCTGCGTCGTGCAAGCCCGATCCTGGCTAAGCCCAGGCAGCCGTGGTTACTAGGGGGCCTAGGACCCCTTCGTGACCGGGTCATTAATGTAGTCGCTGTACCCATCCATTATCAATCCACCCTCGGGAACGTTGTGCCCTTGTTTAGCCAGGCTGGGCTCCTGGTTTTGCTGACCGAGGTCAGCTTGCCATGTTTAAGGTGTTGCTGCACCGACCCCTGTGGGTTTCAAAGAACAAAGCGGGAAGGCTTTGGTTTTGCATCAAAAGCAATTTTTGTTTGCTGCATGCTCCCCTTGCACGTAATATGCCGCAAGCAACGCTTCGCGTCAACCCCGAAGTTAGAGAACCGCCATCTTTTCATGGCCGACTCGTATGGAAGGATCGATCCATATCTCATGACCAAGCTCCTGCGCCGCCCAGCAGAAGCCAACGTCCTCGGCGCAGAAATCATGGAAGCTACCGTTGCTGACCCACCTGGGCTGGAACCATGGGTATTCCATGGTCTCGACGACCCCGGCCTTGATGGAAAGGAACCCGAATCCGGTGTAGCTGGCCCTGAATGGTTCGGTCCTCGTTGACATCTCGTCCCTGGTGATGAAACGAAACACACCGTTGTCGGCCAGGTGCTTGTAATCCAGGGTTTCCACCACCGGATGGTTAACCCCGTCTCCCATTAGGTAGATGCCGCTCACGATGGGCTTGTCGTGGGATATTAGCCGCAGCACATCCTTTGGATCCCAGACCATGTCGCTGTCGATCCACACCATGCGATCATATTGTAGCTGTCCCTGCCATGGTTTCTGCTGGCGGCCCGAGGTGTTTTGCCCACCCAGGATCCTGTTCCGGGCATAGTAGACCACCGGATCATATCCCATGCTGTATGCGTAGGATATTCCGTTGGCGTGGAGCTCGGCGATCGTTGCGTTCCACGAATTGAAATAGTTGTTGGTAAACGTCCTACCCGGTAGGCAGAAAATCACCCTCATTTGCTCAGACATGTTAGGCCATCCTTTCCCTGACCAACCGATCGATCTCCTCGGCAGCATCCTCGACGGATGCGTAGAACACTCGGTTGAAATACTCGTTGTTTATGCTGGAGCTCGGCTCCATGTTGTTTAGGATCGTGAAGGCCCTGGTATCGAACACCAGGGCGTCCACGTTGATGACCTGGCCGCTGGTACCGATGATCACCACGGTGTCGTCCGAGGTCAGCTTCTTGAACGCACGGTATAGGTCGGCATATCTAGGAGCGCTGTCGTTGAAGAACACCACGCCGGGCTTCACACCACGGAAGCTGTTGCATCCCGGGCATCGGTCGGATTCGTGGTCCCACTTAGCGTATCCGATGTTCCATGTGTGTCCGCAGGCAAGGCATTTCATGTCCTGGAGATATCCATGGAGATGCACGACGTCCGTGCAGCCGGATCGCTCGAAAAGATCATCCACGTTCTGGGTGAGGACCACGCAGTTCTCCCCGTAGTCTCGCTTCCATCCGGAGATCATGTGATGGCCGGCATTCGGCTGAGCATCCTCCAGGCCGGCGCGGAGCATGTTGTAAAAACGATGCACCGCCTCGCGGTTTTGCCTCCAGGTGAGCGCGTTGCAGACCTGATCGATGTCATGGTTCGCCCACAATCCGTTTTTATCACGGAAGGTTGAGATACCGCTTGGTGCGCTCAGGCCGGCACCGGTTAGCACTACTAGCTTTTTCATTCTCTGATTTTATGCTTGTTTCTCGCCATTGTCTAGGTCTTTTTGTCCCGTGCTGAGGACGACGCCGGTCATCGTGAGAGGTACGTATGGACAATAAAACAGTCCGACATCCACGATCGGTTCCGCGACCGGACGGGCATCAAATGTCAGTAGATAGGACACCAGGTCCTCCAGCAGCTCTATGTAGACCCTGATCTTTGGTATGACGAATTCCGTGGAAGGGATCTCCGGTTGTATGACAACCCTGCCGGTGCATCTCGATCGCCATCCAAGGAAGTGATCATCCAGCTCTACTGAACCGGGCTTATATACCCCCCGGCGGATGCCGGACTCGTGCCAACCTTCCACGTTTTCTCGAGGCAGCTGGATACCCGTTCCTTGGTCCTCGTAAATCCTCATCTTGTTGCTCAGCGTCGCCATGGGAAACCGCCTGGATATCTCTGCCGCATGATGGCGTTGCCCTGGTGGAAGAACTCGGCATTGACCGAGTTTGGATTCCCATCCAGGCGGTAGTTCACGGTTGCCTTCCCGGTGCAACCGAAATTCGGGAAATGATGGGATATCGCGGAATAGAACCGCCTGTCGCCTCCCCATCCGCTGTACCATGCCGGGCCCATGGGGATCATGACCTCCCTGCGTATGCAATAGGTAGAGGTATCGACCAGATGGTGCTGATCACCCAGGAAGATGGGCCATCGACCAAGGCTTTCGCAATCGTCGTCACATACGTAGTTACCGTCAGCATCGTGTATTTTTCGGAGGCTATGGCACCAGTGCCATCCGTTGGTCTGGCAGGCGGATACCATCGTTGCCACGTGATCGGGTTCGAACCCGTTATCCTGGTCCAAATAGAGGACGTATTCATGATCAAATAGATAGCTGACCGCGGCATATATTCGATGACCGTACCACCCGTTGGCCCCGGTGTTGGCCGGCAGGGTCATGGTCTTGATGACCGGATATTTCCGGATGATCTCCATGGCGCGATCCGCAAATCCGGGACCGTCAATGATCACCCATAGATCGGTCGAGGGATAGGTCTGATTGAGCACGCCCTCGATGGCATGCCCTAGTGTGGCTGATCCCGTTGTTGGGATCACCACGAGTGCGGAGGGATTCGTCATCCCTAAGCATGCAGCAGATCATCCAGGCTGGTCTAGAATTGCCAGCTGAATTTGCTGATCCAGAGATTCCTGGACTCCTCGTCAAGGGAAAGGAACTCCTGCTCCATCTTCCACATGCGGGCCATGAACGGATCGGATATCTCCGGGAACCACCACTTACCGTCCTGGCGCCGGCTCCACGGATACCTACCGTTGATCCTGAACTCGTCCAGTAGCTTGATCAGCAACCATTTGATGTTGTTACCAGCCTCCACGGATGTGTCGGACCTGTCGTATGGTATGGTCTTCATCCATCCTCGTATCTTGAGCTTGATGGCGAGCGGAGTTAGGCCGAATATCACGTTGACCATGTTCGACGACCATACCAGCGTCGATGGATGCTTCCCCACGATGATCGGACAGCCGGGTACATCACGCCGTGCTGGCACCAGATGATCCCTGGTCCCAAGCCACGGTTCCTTCCTCGGATCATGGTTCCATCCGACCGGAGGTCTGGCGGGCGGCGGATAGCATGCCACTCCGGTGTAGAAGCAACGGAGGTCAAGCCGACGGTCGATCCCGTCATTCATCACGGTAGACGAATGAGATGCCGTTCTCCTGCTACGCAGATAATCAGGAGGATCCCATATCCCGATGATACCGGTTGGTATTACCGGTTCATGAACCACCCCGTAGATCTTCTCCCCGAACCTCTGGTTTCTGGATTCCTTGGCCTCATCGTGCTTGGCACGGCGTCGGGCAGATACGGTGATGGTTTGCTCAGGCAGCTCGTCGCTGGATCGTTGAGACATGTATCCGCTTGCCGATCTTGTTCATGGTGAAACCCTTGAGGCTCAGCTCGTTGCGGCTGTCATAATCAGCGTCGATGAGCCCGTTTGCGAACTGCTCGACGTGATTGATGCTGAATCCGTAAACGCCTTCCCTGTCGAGGATGCGCAGGATGACGTTCTTGATGCGGAGATAGCCCAGATCACGCAGCTTCGTCCATTCCAGGCTACCATCCTCCATGGTTACCGACACGATGTCCTGATCCGCCAGCATGGTGGTCAGCTCCCATGCCTCACCCAGATGCTGGATGCTGCGGATGGTGTTGATGTCGGCGATGTCAAACCTGTCCTGGATCACCGGCCACACGCGATTGCGGATGTAGTTGCGATCGTATCGATCGTCGACGTTGGACGGATCCTCGATGCCGGTGATGCCGTGTATCTCGGCCCATGCTTCGATCTGCCCCCTGGTAACGTTTAGCATCGGGCGTAGCAAAGCCACGGAATCGTCATACCAGCAGGGAGAACTCATGCCCATGGCCTTGAGGCCCTTGACACCACTGCCCCTGAAAAGCTTGAGGAGGAAACTCTCGCACTGGTCGTTGGCATGGTGGGCCAGCATCAGCGCGTCTGCCCCGCTTTCGCAGAAAGCCTTGTATCGCGCCCGCCTCGCGGCGTATTCGAGATTGTTTCCCAGGCCTTCCAGGTCGACCTTCTTGACCTCGCAAGGGATATCCAGAACCGAGCATGCTCGTGCCACGTGCATTGCCCACTCTCCGCTGCTTGGATTGATGCCATGATCAACATGCATGGCACGGATCCGAGCCGGAAGCTTGCTTCGATTTTGTGCAATCCAATGTAGCATGACCATGCTGTCTATGCCTCCGCTGACACCGAGCAAGCAATCGGTCTTGCCGTTCAGCAGGGCAGAAACATTTCTGGCATCCATGAGATCCATGTCGTTCTCCATGCCACGAACTTACACGAAGACCACAAGACGTGTCAAGACGATACTACTAGGACCGGTTTTGTTCCTCGATGAATTTCTTGAGGATGCGTGCGGACGAATCATGGTTGATCAGCTGGGAAACACCCCAATGCAGCGGTTCAGGCAGGCTGTCCATGTCACACCACACATATCCGTTGCTTTCCCAGTTGAGGGTTGGTTTGAACTCTTCCTTGATCACGCAGGCGTAGGTGTAAAACCTAAACCTTGGTGCATGGACGTCATTCGTGTAGATCAACCGTAGTGGTTGGGCGGAAGCATCGAACCCGATTTCCTCCAGCACCTCCCTCTTGGCCGCCGCCATTGGCCGCTCGCCTAGATCCACCTTGCCTCCGGGCAGGCTCCAGACAAGGGGCAACGGTACGTACTCGCTGCGCTGTATCAGCAGGAAACGATTGGTTTCCGTTGCGGTGATCAGGCAGCCGGCACCGAGCTTCATCGGTGCTTGCAGATCCTTGGCTTTCATGGCGATATTTACCGATCGACGGCAGGCAGCTTTTTGAGGGCCGCTACCTCCTGGCGATAGATGGCACGCAGCTTGGCCGGGTCCGCCAGGATGGCCTCATATCCGGTGATGGTGCCTTCCAGCTCGGCGACCTTCTTGACCACCTCGTCATAGGCATCCTTTGCCCATCGATAGCTGGCCAGACCGGCGATGCGATCTTTTTGTCCGTCGTCGATGTCGATCTTCTCGGTTATCGCGATTATTTTCGTAATGATCTCAGCCTTGTTGTTTGCCTTGGGAAGGAAACCGGGCAATCCCTTATCATAGCAAGCTTTCAGGGCTAGGTTCCAGTTGAGGTCTCGCGTTGCGTCGGCCAGCAGCTTCTGATACCTTTTGGTATAGAACCCAAGCCGCCATTCCACGAAATCACGTATCAGCGTTTCTGCATCGGCATACTGCTTGATGTTGTTACCATCCCAATCCAGCACCACCAACCGTTCGGTCGTCTTGCTCTTGAGCTTGAGGAACTCAATGGCCTTGGCCTCGGTCCATCCGTTGATGGTACCACGCTTGAACCTAACCTCGATCTTGATGTCCTTGGTGCTGCGGTCGACGTAGGTCTGTATCTGTTCCTCGTCTTCCATCTTGTTCAGCCGGGCCTTGAACTTTTCCGGGCTGAGATCCGGAGGTAGCTCGGTCACGATCACCGTTGATCCATCGATGACCACCTTGCCGGTGAACTCGTATGCGTTGTCACCTATTCCCCTCACGGTGGTCTGTAGATACTCGTAGGCTGGTAGGAGATCGGGCAGCTTCTTCTTCCCGTCGATCGCGGCAATGGTTGCATCGATCAACCCCGAGAGGCTCCTTGGCAGGATCTCCGTGCTCCATCCAACCGCGATACCGCTGACCCCGTTGAGAAGCACCAGCGGTATCAGCGGGAGGAAATGCTTGGGTTCCATCACCGAACCGTCGTAGTTTTCCTTCAGCGGGATGATGTCATAATCCTGGTATATCAGGGCCTCGGTGTACGTGCCCTTCTTGACATAGGTATATCGAGGAGCACCCCAGTCGGTTGGGCCTATTCTCGTGCCGAACGCACCGATGCCGCTGAGCAGAGGGACGTTGTTGCAATACGGTGCTGCCATCAGGGATATGGTATCGGCCGCGGCAGCATCGCCATGGAGATAGATGTTTTCCGAGATCAGCTTTCCGGCCAACGAAACCGTCTTGATCTTCTCGTTGATCGTTTTCATCACGAACAGCGCCTTCCTCTGCGCGTCCTTGAGCCCGTCGCTAACCGATGGTATTCCTCGGCTTTGGCAAACGTAGATCGAATATTCCCTGCTGGTGTCCTTGATGAAGGATGTGGTATCAGAATATGTCATTCCGGTGATCTTTCGTCAATCGTGTGTCATCTTATAGTGTACGAAACTGGCATCGTCATCGAACCCAACCATCCAGTTAAACTCGGTGAATCCTTCCGGATGTCTAAGCTCATTGACGGTGATCCTGGCCGACGGATAATGCGTGTTCAACCATTCCATCTTTTCCGGTATGTCGGTCCTCCCCAGGAGAATTCCAATGACAATGGTTATATTCTCCTGATTATCAGGTAGAGATATACTACCCAGACTTATCTTTTTCATACATCGATCATTAGTTCAGTGCTACCCACGCCTTGCGATCATCGGCGCGAGATCCGTTGAAGATTAGGTCCAGCGCCTCGGCAAGCTTGCCGTCGTCGACGATCGGAATCAACCTGGGGTTGGATAGGCTGTGTATCCAGTCAACCTCCTCGAGGCTACCAAGTCCCTTTGCCCTGGTCGGTTTCGGGGCACCCTTCCAGTCATCCGGGTTGTATTGATGATAATCGTCGGCGTACCAATAGTGTCTCTTCTTACCCTTCTCCTGGATGATGAACGGGGTCTGGAACGCATAGAAGAATGGTTCCTGCTTGGCATCGAAGAGTTCCGGCCAGTGCAGGTAGAAGAAGTTCACCAGCAGCGCAGTGATGTTGGCACCATCCGGGTCCTGGTCGGCGGCAAGATAAACCTTCCCGTATCGTAGATCCTTGCGCTCGGCCTTCTGACCGATGCCGATCCCGATGGCGGTCATCATGTCCGCGATGATCTGGTTGGCCATCACGTCCTTGGGGCTCTCGCCGCGCACGTTGAGGATCTTACCGCGCAGGGGCAGAGCACCATGTATCTCCGGGTCTCGCACGGCCGACACCATGGTCTTGGCACTGTCACCTTCCGTGATCAGCAGGATGCACTTGGTGCGATCCTTGCCGTTGGCATCCAGCAGCTTGGGAACCTTGTTCCTCATCAGCTTGCGGTTTGCCTTGGCTATGTCGGCATCATCCTTCTTCTGCGTCCTCGCAGCGCAGCGGGCATAGATGGCATCCATCCATGCCTTGTTGGCACGGATGATGGTCTTGAAGGTGTTCTCATCCTCCAGGCTGGCCTTGATGTACTTGTCCACCTCGTCATTGATCAACCTGGTCTTGCTCTGGCTGTCGAAGTTCGGAGCATGCATCGTGGTGGTGTTGTAGATCAACAGTCCCTCGGCGATGTCGCTGCGGTTGGGGGTCAACCCGCGCCGCTTGCTTTCTCGCTCCATGGCCTTGAGCATGCCTCCGTAAAACAGCCGCTTGAAGGTGTCGATGTGTTGCCCGCCGTTGAAAGCCGGTATGTCATTGACCGTGCTGTGCAGGTATTCTCCCTCCTCGGCAAAGCCCGGCAGGAGGTAATATGTGCTGTTGAACTTTTCCTCGGCAATGTTGATGATCACCACATCGCGATTGTGGAACATGGTCCGATCAACGCTCTTGCCGACCACGACCCGCTCACCGTTGAAGGTGAACCTCACCTTGGGATGGTTGGCAGCGACCTCGAACACTCGGGACTTCACGAACGACAGGGGTATCTTTGCCTTTGGAAATACCTTCGTGCTCAGGGTGAAATTCACCGTGGTACCGGTCTTACCGGCGTTGTTGGTGATCTTTGGGTCGCCGATATCCAGCTCTGGAAGTATCTCGGTTCCCTCGCGGAAGGTCTGCTGGAACCTCTTGCCGCCGCGTACGATGTCGATGTGGAACTCCTTCGAACAGCTTACCACCACCGATGCGCCGATGCCATTGGTCCCGCGCACCTCCTGCCGTTCTCCGAAGTTTCTTCCGGCCCGGGCCTGCGTCAGTGCAAGCGTGGCCTTGTGCATGTTCTCGTTCTCATCCCAGTCGATCGGTATCCCCCGGCCGTTGTCGACGACGGAAAAGCTCAATGTTTTTGGATCGTATGTAACGTCGATGTTGTTACCGTGCCCGTGTCCTATCACCTCGTCCAAGGCGTTATCAAATACCTCACGAAAGGCGCAATATGCGGCCGGTGTCCATGACACCTCCTCGGCCACGAGCTGGGTGCCGTTCCAGTTTATCACGGTCTGTGTGTGGAGATTCCTCGATCCGAGGTACATCTCCGTGCGCAAGCGATGATGTGCGTAGTCACTGAGCTTGACGATTTCGTCGGTTTTCTTAGTCATGTGGATCCAATGATCTAGAATTGCTATCGTAGGATATGCTAGTTACCAGCATGGCTGTCAACCAGCATAAATGGTTCGGGAGTGAGGAACTATCCTCACTCCCGATTTAGTCTCGTATCTTTGCCTGCTTTGGGTTATTTCTTGGTCGTCATTAATGTTTAACAAACAACCCGGCCAATTCTAGCGCTCGTAAACGGTGATTGACCAGCTTTTGGTACCAGTCTTGTTTACTTCTTGGATATTTATGAACAATCGGTGCGACTGCTCGCACCGATCTATTTAGTCCTTCTTGATTCCGATCAACTGCATCAGATGCACGAAGATGTTGATGAAGTCGAGGTAGAGATTCAGGGCGCCATAGATCGAGCTGCGTGCCGGAGAATCATACCCATACCGCGCACCGTTCGACAGATAATCCTGCTTGATGTCCTGCGTGTCGTATGCCGTGAGGCCCGTGAATATCAGCACGGCAAGGATCGATATGACGAAGGTCATCATCGAGCTTGCCAGGAAGATGTTGACCAGGCTGGCGATGATGATGCCGATCAGTCCCATCATGAGGAAACCTCCCATGGTGGTTAGATCCCTGCGGGTGGTGTAGCCATAAATGCTGGCCGCCGCGAATGTGCCTGCCGTGATGAAAAACACCTGCGCGATGCTGGCTGAGGTGTATTTCACGAAAATGGTGCTAAGGCTCAACCCCATCACCGCCGAAAATCCCCAGAACAGCGCGTTTGCGGTAGGCAGGCTGAACTTGTATATGCCGTAGCTAAGTACCATGACGAATGGCAGTGGTAACAACACCATCAGGATCCAAAGCCAACTGGACATGAGTGGTAAAAGAGCACCGCTGGCCCAATATGCCACCAGCCCCGTGACGGCTAGAGCGCCGGCCATTCGATTGTAAACTCCCTGCATGAAAGCGCGGAGACCCTGGTCGATCTCAACGGTTCCCGTGGAAGGGGTAGACATTCCGTACGAATTGGATTGATAGTCCATTTGTTCCTCCATGTGATAAGGCCGAGTAAATATAACCATCGCAGGAAAAAGGTTGCAATATGCTGATACGTGATCTTCTACGTTCTATATTGGTTGAGTCCTTCACCGATATCAGTGTTTCAAAGCTTGGCATAGATTCGCTGGTAAAAAAGGCAGATGCGGCGATAGATGGCACCGAAGCCGGAGAGGCCTTGGACCATTTCGTCGGTGTACCACATGACGCCATGAGCAAGAACATCGATGCTGGGATCATGCAGAGCAATCGGTTAGAGGACGCATATTCGTCCAATCCAAGCCCAACAGGCATGGAGATAAAGCGGCAGATCGCCGCGGCATTTGGTCCGGTGAGGAACGCCTTGATGGCAAAATTCGGACCAACCATCACTCTTTATCGAGGACAGGGAGAGGTTGATCAAGGAAAATCCCAGAGATCGACACTCAGTTGGACCTCCGATCCTCGCATCGCAGCGTGGTTTGCCAGCATCGATCCTCGATTGATGAAGATCAAACCAATATCCGATGCCGACATCCAGAAGGCATTGAAAACCTACGCGGAAACCGGCAAGGTAAAATTCCTCGGCAAGACCTACATACGGACCGATACCCCAACAGACGATCCGGATCTGGACGAATTTTACTACGAGATCTATGACAAGGACGGAGAAATGATCACCGACGGCGACGATCTCGAATCACAGTTCCGCGATGATCAACGCCGGTATCAGGAACTAATCGATGAGAGAAACCTCAAGCTCAAAAATGTGTTCAAGGTCGAGATACCGATAGACGACATCATCTGGATAACGGATCGTGCAGGACAAAGCGAGTTCATCCTGCACAACCGTCCCGGTGCAAGAGGTTACGTCGATGCTACAGGTAAACTGATAAGATAGCGATCATGCCTTGCGGCTGACGAACTCGTTCAGCTTGCTAGCAAGCTCCGTGATGTCTCTGCTGGAAGGTACCTCAGGTACCTCTGGGTAGTCAACCACTTGCTGGTTGTATTCCTGGGACATCTGTATTTCCCTCGTTTGGAAATAAACATTTTCTATGGCGTTGCGCTTGCAATGCCAATCATCCATCAAAATGTCCTTGGACATCTTTAGAAGCTCTAGCCGTATTTCATATGCGTCCATTTTACTCTCCTGTGTGTTGTGTGTAGGACCATCATTGGTCCAAGATCATTTTGCGCAAGACGCACACCGGAGGTCAAATAAAAGGATGGGGCAGGATTTCTCCTGCCCCTTCTGTTTCTAGGCCTTCCTCATGCCCAATGGGGTTACGCCGCTAGGCGCACTTCCTCAAATGCAACGTTGTCGTTGGCATTTATGGTGTTTCTTGCGTTAAGGTAGCTTGCGCACCGATACCTACTCCGTCCCTTGACACCATCAGTCGATCCTGCTTCCGCCCCATGATGTAGACATCGTCATCACCACCATGCTTCCCCGTTTTAAGGGGCTGTGTCTGTCCGAGTGTTCTTACTGGTGGAGCGGCGCGGTACTGCCCCGCGGTCCTGCCTGGTCTATTTGGCCGTTATCAACGGTAACAAGATATTTATGCGTTAGATTTTCATTTATGTCAACGGCAGGGTTGGCATGTTTTAGGATCCCACAACCCTGCCGTTGATCGGCGTTACGGCTTAGTCGTACCAGCAGGCGCCTGGGTGCCCGTGGCCTTGGTCTTCGGTTCTTCCTTCTTCGCCGTCGTGCTGGCGGCGGGGGAAGCAGGAGCCTTGGCTACCGGCTGCGCGCCGGTCGCCTTTGTGGCCGGTGCCGCAGGAACGGTTGCACCAGGAGCGGTAGCCTGTGCCATTGCCGCAACGGATGCGGTACCAATGAGACCCAGGGTAGCCAGAGCGATGATCGACTTTTTCATGTGTTTGACACTCCATTGCGGGAGGGAACCCTTCCCTCCTCAAAACTATTAAACGGCCTGACTATAGCTTATTTGCAGCGCAAATGTGTTAGAATCTTGTTTTCTTACCTCATCTAAGGTTCGAAACCTCGCACATCCTTTCGAATGATTCGACCTCGAACTTCCACCAGTTTGGAAGTATCTTTGGTTTGTAATCCTTCCGTGGTGTGCCGTCGAGATGGAAAGGTATATCAATGTTGCTCGCCCCGGTTATCTTTGAATGGGCATCATATGGTATGGTGAAATAATAGAACTTTTCGGTGGTTGGTTCCATCACCTGCGCCCGTATCAATCCGGTCTTATTTTTTGTGTTTGATATCATGGCACCGCATGATGTTCCGCGACGATGGGTCCGAACGGTTGCCATCTTGACCTCGCTGCCATCACTGAGATCGTGCGCATCAGCGCTGATCACATCCAGATCACCGACGTTAGCGATCGCTAGCTCGAGAAGCGTGCTTACCTGCAGAGCTCCCATCTCTATGAGGATGTCGAGGGTCCTTTGGTCCATTTCGGATATCCGTGGGACATACCGACGGATCTGGTTAAAATGCTTCATCTCAATCGAGATGCCGTTGTACGTGGTTGCCATTGGATTTGATCCTGTTATTGGCGGTTGCGAGAAACATTCATGCAGAGATACTGCCACACGAAGGTGGCAGCAGCGAGGGCAGTTATCTGGGATTGGTCGTATGCCGGGGAAACCTCGACACAATCCATACCGATCCAGTTGATATCCTTCATCTCCTCGATAACCTCCATCATCCAGATCGATGTGAGCCCACCGATCTCCGGGGTACCAGTTCCGGGTGCATACGCGGGATCCAAGCAATCGATGTCGAGGCTCAGGTACGTTGGGCGATCGCCGACCTTCGCACGGATGATGTCGGCCATGACCTTCGGCGAATAGCGCATCGCGGATCTGGAGGATATCGTGGTCCCGCCGTGGGCGGTAAGGAATCTCCTGGATATCTCGTCGGCGGGGCTGCGTATGCCGATGCTGATCACCCGGGTTGGATCGACCAACATGTCATCGATGGCACCCTTCAACCACGTGCCGTGGCCATCCTTCTGGCCGAAATGATCCCCCCAGGTGTCGCAATGGGCGTCAAAATGCACCACCGCGAGATGTCGGTAACCGTGGCGAAGGTACAGGCTGCGGAGTATCGGCAGGGTTATGCCGTGGTGTCCTCCAAGGGTTACCACGTGCTTCTCGCCGAGATCTCGGATGATTCGGCATATCTCATCCATTGCCGCCTCGTTATAGCCGCTCGAAAGTGGCATGTCTCCGGCATCTCCAACATGGGGCAACAGATCCACGGGGAATCGTTCGTTGACCCCATCCGTTAGCATCATGCTGGCATCCCGTATCGCATTGGGGCCCATGCGGGTACCGCTGCGAAAGGTGGTAGCGCAGTCAACCGGAGCACCTATCACCACGAAAGGTTGATCAGTGTATCCTGGGATAGCGCAAAAGTTGCGGGAGCTGCCATATTGGAATGGCAGATGCATCATGTGATCAGGCCGGTGTTTGGTATCGCCAGGCTAGAGGTGTGCGCGGTATATCCCTTCACAGCCTCCGAGCTCGCCTTGATCATGCAAACGATGTGGGATCGATTGATCACATGCTTGGTATCCTTGTCCCCGCCGAGCATCCAGAACGGGACCATCTGTATCCCCGGATTTCCGTTACGATCCTGGGAAAGGATCATCATCATCGGCTTCGATATGGTCACCGACGTGTCGTTGATGTCGGCAATGCGACCGATGATCTCGTCACCATTGGAGATCTTGAGTGAGACCACGTCGTTCGTGATCGGGAACTTTTCTATCAGCATGAATGCTTCTCCTATATTGGATATCAACCAGGATACGATTGTTCTATTTTGAACGCAACCTACGAAATCAAGGAAGGTTGATCCTCGGTGCCATGTTGGTCAATCCGTCCCTGTTAACAAAGCTATGATTGAGCATGGTGCCAACCTTGCAAGGTCCATAGGGCCGTGGGCCTCTCGGGTTGTAGCTAACGTGTATCCATGCCGACGGGCTGCTCACGTATTCGAGCAGAAGCTGATCAAATGGTAGATTATCCCTGATCCATATCGCGATGTCATAGTATTTGCTTTTCTGCGTTCGGTTGAACTGTAGGTCGGCCGCCATGCCCCTTGGATGTTGGTTGGTGGCGCCGGCTGCTTCATTTCGAAACGAGCATGTGCAGAAAACATCCGGATATCGATCCTTGATCGGATCCAGTATGTTTAGGGCTAACAGCTTGAGATTTGCGACTATTTGCCCACGGGTCAGGCCAGCATGGCCTCCGGGAGGTATGATGTGTTGGAACGAGACCCACGGGCGAAGGGTCATCTGCCCGAGGGTCCAGCTCCTTCCGAGCTGCAAGGAAGCCGGATAGTCTCCCAGGTTTTCAACTCCATCCGTGCTGGTAGCCGATGGCGGAGGTTGCCTGGTCTGCGAATTGTTTGATGCATCCGCCGAGTTTGGTTGTATCTTGCCGGCCTCGAGCATCTGCGCTTCAGGTACTATTCCGGCTTCAACCAGGCGCTGGCGATATGCCGCCGCCTGGTTTGCGCTTTCCGCCGTACCGGGTGCATTGATCTCGCATCCATTGGTCCACGCCTGCAGGGCAGGATCGGTAGCCTCCTCCCTGGCTTGTGGAGGTTGCCACAGCGCTATCTCGCTCTTGTTGGCAAACACATCAGGACTAAACCAAACGTCTTGGCCGCTATAGCTGGGTGGATTTAATGGCACGCGTCAATACCTCTCGGTTATTTACCCGGCCACATTAGCTCCGCTTGAAAAACGCATCGAGCTCGGTATATCCACCAATGTAGCTACCTTCCAACCAAATCTGAGGAACCGTCTTGGCATTTGGTGCCTTTTCGAGCAGCGCAGCCTTGGTAACATATGACTGGTTCGGCCCAAGGGTCTTTTCCCCGAACCCGGGGCTGATTATGAACTCTTGGTATTCGATGCCCTTGTCGTTGAGCAAGGTCTTGGCTCGATCACAGAACGAACATGAGGTCTTGGTGTAGATTTCGGCCTTCATTTTAATCCTTTCACTTGGAAATGTGGTATTGGTGTATTAGGTTCCCTTTGCCGTCGACATTGATCCACACGCTATCGCCGGGAGGCGTCCTGCCTGCCTGCTGATAGTGCCATGCCCAACGAGAATGGTAGTTAACCGTCGGGTGTGGACAATGTGCCCTGCTGATGTTGGAACTGATTATCGCCGACCAAAACCGTCGATCGCTCCATAGCCTCGCAGCCGGTTCGGTGATCCAGTATGTTAGCAGATGCAGCGCTGATCTGCCAAGAAACATGCAGTTGGTGTCGCAAAAATCGGTCCCGGTGCTTTCGATGGTATCGACGTAGAGGTTCTCGCCAGACGTGGTGCAGATGTTGCGGGTAGCACTGACCACTCCGGTACCAGATCTCACCATGACACTTGCCATGGTCGACAGATGATCTGGCTGGTAGGTGTTATCAGCATCCAGGAATGCCACGGCATCGAATCCGCGGCTAAACATGGATATGGCACCAACGGCACGGGGCGTTGCACCGGCATCTCCGTGTGATTTCGGTAGGGATATCTGCTCTATCCCTGGCAGGTTTACCACCGATGGATTGGGAAACCCATCAGCGACGAAAACATGGACGAAGTTTGAATACGTTTGAGCCCTAACCGACGAATAGCAGCGAGTTAGGACGTCTATGCTTTCGAGGTGATACGGGGTTATCACCGCTATCCGCACCGGTTCGCTCACAGATCCGGTAGCTCGTCGTAGTTGATGGAATCGCTCATCACGCCGATAACGTAACTGGTGTTCTCGGTCTCCTGCAATGCCGCCTGCTTCTTGCTGGTGTCAGAATGCTTGGAGAACCAGGGAATCGGCGAGGTCTTTGGTGCGGTCGACCATTTCAAGCCGATCTCCTTCAGCGCGGTAGAGGCGGTGTAATCGACGAAATCCTTGAGGATGTTGGAATTGAGGCCGATGACCGGACCCTTCTTGAATAGGTAGTCAGCCCATTCCTTTTCCTCCTTGATGACATCCGCGTACATCCTGTAGACCTCGTCGGCGCATCTTGCCTTGGAGGAGGCAAAACGAGGATCATCCTTGACCACCTGGTTGATGATGTAGGCGGTCCATTCTTTGTGCAACAGCTCATCCTGCAGGATGAGGCTGATGATGTTGCCGTTGCCGATGAAGATCTTGTTTTCAACCATGGCAAGGCTGGTAGCAAAGCTGACCATGAACCTCAGGGCCTCGAGTGCGTAGGATGCGTTGAGGGCTAGCCATATGGCATCGATGTGTTCCTGCTCGCCGACCTCGATGCCAAGCTCCTTCTTGCAATTGAGCATGTGCAGCGTGTCATAGTATCTGCCGATGTTGGCGGCCATGCTGATGATCTCCGCCGTGTCATGGATGGTATTGAACACGTCCTTTGGAACGTTGTAGATGTTCCTGATGATGTGGCTGTAGGAGCGGCTGTGCAGGTTGGTCTCGAACATGCTCCATATCATCACCAGCGCTTCCATCTCCGGCAGAGACACCACCGGTGTGAATACCTGCACCGGACCACGGCCCTGGAGGGAGTCCAGCGCGGTCTGTCGCAGGAGGTTGCTGGTAAAGATGTGCTTGACCGCCTCGCTGGCCTCCTTGAAGTCGCTAGCATCCTTGGTCAGGGAGATCTCCTCTGGTACCCAGAAGAATCCGCGCTGCTCCTGCTCAAATCTAGATATCTTCGGATAGCGAAATTCCTCGAACCGTTGGATGGTCACCGGTCCGGCCGGATCCAGGAACATGCTTCGATTCAGGTAGTTGGTCTTTGTTGAAAGATCATATTGGTCTTTTGACATGTTGGTCCTCGTGGATCATTAGAGTGTGCAAGCATCGCATTTTTCGTCATCCATCTCCTGGATGACGGGTTCAGGAGATGTAGAAATCTCCTCAGTTGCGGACTTCGACCCTTTCTTGTCAATGAGGCTGTAATACAGGGTCTTGAGACCCCATTTCTGGGCCTGCATGATGTTCTTGGCGATCAGTGTGGCCGGTACCTTGCGACCCGGGAAGTGCTTTGGAGAATAGAAGGTGTTGGTGCTGATGCTCTGATCGATGTATGCCGCCATCACGGCCGCGGTCTTGAGATAGCCGATGCAATCGGTCTGGTCCCACATCAGCTGGTACTTGTTCTTGAGCCTGTGGTATTCCGGTACCACCTGCACCAGGGATCCAGCCTTGCTCTCCTTGGTGGAGATCAGGCTCATCGGTAGCTCGATGCCGTTGGTTGAGTTGATCACCACCGAGCTCGACTCGACCGGTGCGATGGCCATCAGGGTGGCATTGCGGACCCCGTGCAGCTTCATCTTCTCGCGCAGCGATTCCCAATCCAGCTCAGGCGTGAAATCGGTCAGTTCGTTCACGGCCCCGGCCCTCAGCTCCCATGGGAATATGCCCTGGCCATAGCGGGTCTTGCTGCTATGCAAGCATGCACCACGCTCCTGGGCAAGCTCAACGGTTGCCTCGGTGAGATAGTATGCCTGGTGTTCCATCCACTGCTTGACTTCCGCCAGCGCATCCGGTTCTCCGTACTTGAATCCTCGCTTGGCGTGCCAGTATGCCAGATTGGTAACACCGATGCCTAGCGGCTGTATCTCGTCATTGCTGAGCTTGCTCTGTATGCTGAGGAAGTCCTGGTAATCAAGTATGTTGCACAGGCTGCGCTGTAATATGCGGCATGCCCTGCGCATGTCCTCGGGATTTCGGAATGATCCCCAGTTTATGGATCCAAGGGTGCAGAGGGCGATCCTTCCCTCGGCGTCATCGAGCCTTTCAAATGGCTTCGTCGGTAGCAGTATTTCTTGGCAAAGGTTGCTTTGATATATGGTGTGGAACTCCGGATCAAACGGTCCTTGGTTGATCACGTTGTCGATGAAGACCAGATATATCCGACCGGTGTCGGTGCGTTCCTTGAATATGCCTCCCTTGAAAACCTCCTCGGCCGACATGGTCTTCTTGCGAAGGGTCGGATCGGATTCATACTTCACATAGAGGGTTTCGAATAGCGAAGGGTTCTTGTAGAAAGCGTCATACAGATCAGGGACCTCGTTCGGGTCGAAGAAGGTTATGTTGCCCTTGTTCTTGAAACGCCTCCAGAAAAATGAGGAAAGGACCACGCCGTAATCCATGTGGCGAACGCGGGTTTCTTCGGTTCCCTGCCCGTTCTTGAGCACGATGAGGTCATCGAACTGGTAATGCCACACCGGCCAAAACACCGTAGCGCTGGCGTTCCTTATGCCGCCCTGGGAGCAGGAGCGAAGATCCCCGAACCATTTCTTGAGAAACGGCACCATCCCGGTGTGGGTGATCTCTCCGCCACGTATCGGGGAACCAAGCGGGCGTACTCGGCCGACCTCCAATCCGATACCCGCCCTCTTGCTGGCATACTTGGCCATCATCTCGCCTGATGCAAAGATGGAATCCAGGCTGTCGTTGCTCTTGATCAGGACGCAGCTACTGAACTGGCGGGTCGGGGTTCCAAGTCCGGCCAACACCGGTGTTGCCAACGTGAACAGGCCATCGCTAGCGGCCTGGTAGTATTCCTTGATGTACTTCATGCGCGATACCTTGTTTGGCTCGGCATGGAACACGGTGGCAGCCGCGATCATGTATCGTACCTGCGGTGTTTCGTAAATGGTCTTGGTTGCCCGGTTCCTAACGAGATACTTCTCGATGAACTGCTCTATAGCCGCATAGGAATACTGCTCGTCCTTGTCATGGTCGATGATATCCTCCATGCGGTTCCACTCATCCTCGTCATACCAAGACAGGAGCTCATCGGTATAGACACCGGCGCCGACGTTTTTCCGAACGATGGAATACAGATGGGGCACCGAATATCCCCCGTACACGTCCTTCCTCAGCATGGAAAGCCGCTGCTTACCGGCAACATACTGGTAGTTGGTATGGCCAACGTCCGGGTTTGTTTCGACGTCTATTAGGTTGACCACCGCCCTAAGCGTTATCTCGTCTATTTCCTTGGTCATTATTCCATTGTAGAAATGAGGCTGTGCCTCGATTTCAATCATGGACTGGCTTACATCGGCCACGTTTTGGCAAATCTTGGCAACCTGTGCCTGCCACTTGCCGATGTTAAGAAGCTCCTTGTGTCCGTCTCTCTTGGTGACGTATATTTCTCCATGCTTATGGGTGGCCATGGTTGGTAATCCTCATTGGTTATCCTGATGATTTCTGTGGTGGGGCTGCACCGAGAGCTTCTTATTTAACCTTCATCAGGCCTGGTTGTCATTTGTTTTGCCCGGACCTCGGCTGGATGATTTGGACTCAATTGCATGCATCTTACCATCATACCGATACCTCTGCTGTACCATCAACTGGGGCATGATGCCATCCTTTTCCATGATCCTTCCATGGTCGAGGTTCATCAGCCATCGATCATCGATCAGCAACACCATCCTTTGTATTTGCATCCCATGGTCCCTGATCAGCATGAGCTTCATCCGATCTGCCGTCCACCTCTGGTCCTCCGATAGCAACAGAGTATAAAACATGCCGAGGGCGATTGAGCTTTCATCAAACTCAGCCTCGTGCATCATGTTCCATGCCTCTGGCCATGTCAATGGATCATCCCAGTCCAGTACCCTGGGGCGCATCGGAGCTTGTTTCCAGAACTCACACACGATCGTCAAATGGTCGATATCGCTCAGATCGGAGGTCAGGGTTGATCTGAGATTTCTCCATGATTTGGACAGGTATTTCCTGCCATTCATAAACGGATTGTTCATGGCTGATCTTGTATCGGATTTTCGAAGAGATTCCATGGTGTTTGATCGGATCAAAAAGTTAAGACGCTACGCATTGATCAGTATGTCATGGCAACGCCGTGATAAATCAACTAATATCAACCCAGACCCCGTTGGCATACCCCTGAAACTTGTTGGTCGTCCTGTTATAGATGATGTCGCCGTTGGCGGCCGAAATGGCGTCGCGTTCCGTTGTGGTGAACTGGGCAACCCTGAACGGAGAGGAGGTGATCTCCACCCTGGTGGGCGCCGTTATGCTCATGGTTGACTGTGATATCACCGATGGCCAGCTGCTGGAGATGATCACGTTTCCGCCGACGCTCACGTTCCCGCCGACGCCAACGCCGCCAACGACTCGCAGGGCGCCCGATGTTGGATCGATCGAGGCGTTGGTATTGCTGATGTTGGTCACCACGGTGCCATTAAATCCGCCGACGGCATCAACGACAATGCTGCTGCTGCCGTTCGATATGGTCACGTTTGGACCGGCGGTTAGCGTCGCTGCTGCATAACCGCTGCCATTGCCGATGAGGAGCTGACCATTCGTCGGAACCGTGGTTATGCCGGTCCCGCCGTTTGCGACCCCGAGAACGCTGCTGGGGTTCAAGGATATGGTGATGCTGCCGGAACCATTGGAGATCGATATACCGCTGCCGGCCGTTATCGTGGATTTCGTGTAGCTGGCTCCATTGCCGATCAGGATCTGTCCGTTTGATGGGACGGAAGACAGCCCAGTGCCTCCGGATCCAACCGCGAGAACACCGCCGAGGGTGAGGGTACCGCTGACTGATATCGGTCCGCCATTGACGGTCAACCCGGTGGTACCACCGGATCCATTCACGCTGGTAACCGTTCCGGTCCCGCTACCGGTTGCGGCTATGGTGATGCTACCGGGTCCATTGACGATGCTTACTCCGGATCCTGCCGCAAGCGCGGCCAATGTGAATCCCGTGCCGTTGCCGATCAACAGCTGGCCGCTGGTGGGCAGTCCAGTTAGGCCCGTACCACCGTTGTTGGTACCCAGGGTGCCTCCGAGGATCAGGGTTCCGGACGAGGTAATAGGTCCGCCGGCGAACGTCATTCCGGTGGATCCACCGGATGCTCCAACGCTGGTAACCGTGCCACCACCAGGGAGGTTGTTCTGCTGCGCATCCGCGATCAGGTTAGACGTTCCTAGGTCCAATATTCCTGGTATGGTATCAAACACGTCGGCGATGCTGGAATTGAGAGTGCTAGGAACGTCCCAGAAAATCGGTGTTGCCGGGCCACAGTTATAGAAGCTGTTGGAAGAACTGGATATGCCAGGATTCGACGAATATACCGCGATGGCACGGTCCTCGGTGTTGTAAAACCTGGTATTGGTAGCGTTGATGTAGCTCGGTCCGTTGTAGTTGGCGTTTTCTCCGATGTTGATCGCCCGATACAGGCCATGCAAGAGGCTCTGTGATACCATTGTGTATATCACCGGGTCATCAACAAGGATGCCGTAGGTTAGATTGGTGAACTCGCAGGAAACGAACTGTGCGTCATACGTCGGAGTTCCGTTTCCGATGCTTTCCAGATGAACACCTGCATGCACACCGGTGAGGCCATCCCCGAGGGCGTATCCTCCGATGAATTTCACGCTTTCGAACCTCATGCTCTGGTATCGTTGCGCCAGCGCTATGTTGATCGATCTGGTGTTGGTGCTGACGGTGAGGTTGGCGATGGCAATTCTTGTTGGTAGGATGGCTCCGCCATTCCCGATGTTGGAATCAATGTTCCCCTTGCTATCGGCCGTTCTCAGCATGCAATCCATCGTCGACGCGTCGTCAGCGAGTATTATGGTGCGATCTATGCCATCTCCGATCAGGGTAACGTATGGGTAAAGCAGGATCGGAGATGAGATCCGATACACGCCAGCCGGCAGGCGCAATGCGACCCTGGTCGCGATGTTCGAATCGGTTATAACGCCATTGCTGGCCAATAGCTGATGGATTGCCGCGTTGATGTATGGAGCGTCGTCCTGGGTTCCATCACCTCTGGCCCCAAAATCCTTGACACTGGCGATGTCATTTAGCTTGCTGCCCAGGCCACGGACTATCGACGCGTCCATCTGGGTATCGTAGGTGCGGAAGCGATTCGTTATGAGGACGTCATTTGGGCTGTGCTCCGTGAGGATGCTGCTGTTTCTCCCGTATCCTGGTCCGTTTCCTATGAACAGCTCCCGGGTGTCTAGGCACCATCCGAACTCACCCTCCGCCAGGTCCGGTGGAAGATCTGCCCGAAGGCCTCGTCGTTGTTGCATTCTAGATATAGAGGTTATGGCCATGGATGGATTTTTCCTGTGCGAACTTACCCTCATATTTAGCTATGACTTGGATATCGGTTGATCCTGCTAGCAACCGTGCTATAATAGGCATTGGAATCGGAGGATGAGATCATGGACGCTGGGTCCCTGCTAACACCGGCCCTCTTGGACATGAGGAAGCTGTTCCAGGCAAGGGGATTTGACATCCGCCTCGTGGGCGGCTGCGTGCGTGATCTCTTGGCCGGGATCACGCCAAAGGATGTGGATCTCTGCACGGACGCTGATCCGGCGGAACAGATCCAGATCTACCAGGCGGCCGGGATCCGCTACATCGAGACCGGGATTGAGCACGGGACCATCACGGCAGTGCTCGACGGTGTCCCGTATGAGATCACCAGCCTGCGCTTGGACGTGGAGACCGATGGCCGGCGTGCCACGGTGGCCTACACCCGGGACTGGATCAAGGACCTCGAGCGGCGTGATTTTACCATCAACGCCATGAGCCTCACCCTGGATGGCGAGCTGATTGATCCATTTAGCGGGCACAGGGACCTCTACGATGGTCTGGTGGCGTTCGTGGGCAATGCCGAGACGCGGATCCGCGAGGACTACCTGCGCATCCTGCGTTGGTTCCGCTTCCGCGGGCGATTTGGCATGAGCATGAGCTACTCAGCCAGGAGGGCGATCGAGCAGCTCGCGTCGGGTTTGCAGGGAATCAGCCGGGAAAGGGTATGGAGCGAGGTTAGCCGCATCATCTCTGGCAATGATGGCACATACATCATGTCGGAGATCCACCAGATGGGTGTAGCCAAGCACATCGATCTTCCCGACGAGGCAAGCCGGTTCACCCTCGCCAGGGACGTGTCCGAGATCAGCCGAAACCCGGTTACGCTCATGGTTGCCCTCTACGAAGAGGAGGCTGAGTCCATCCTCCGCAAGTGGAAGGCAAGCGGCGCGGAAATACGATTGGCAGAAAAGCTGAGGTGGGGAAACAGCGGAGGCGAACCCCTTAGCCCGTTCTACGCGATGGCGGTCCTGGGTTGGTCCAGGGAGGACGCGACGGAGCTGGCTGCCATCTCCATGGCTGATCCGTTCGAGAGGGCCGTGCTGGCCGAATGGCCGGTGCCGGTCTTTCCGGTCAGCGGCAACGATCTCATTGCCGCCGGGCTAACCCCTGGACCGGAGTTCAGCAGGCGCATCGGAATCATGAAGAACCGATGGGCGAATTCCGGATACACGTCCAGCAAGCAAGAGCTGATGGAATTGTTTCCGTAAATCATTGCAAGAGAAGGAGAATTTTTCCTGCTCTTGCGATATTCCGTCCCCTGGTAAATACCGCCGGGGGATGATTCGATGCGCATATCTGATATACTAGAGACCGCCGGGGTTGGGCTGGTGGTGCCCGGCGTTAACATGCCAAAGGGCATGCACCCGGATGAGGTCCGTAGGCAAGCAGCTAAGTTTGGTAATCTTGTCACCAAGGACGGGGTTCCTCCGGTAGCGAGGACCAACGGGAAAGATGCCGTTCGGGAGGAGGTCTGGGACGAGCCGGGACCAAAGAAAAAGGGCAAGAAGCTAACGCCTGCGCAGAAATCAGCCGCCCGTGCAAGGGCCAATCGGGCCGGTCGTCCTTATCCAAATCTCATAGATAACATGTGGGCTAGCAAGCGAGGATAGCTGGATCAATCCACCCGGTGGTATTGCGCGACGCGCTGCCACCAAAGATTGGTATAGTGCTCAAACTCCTCGCCGCTTAATATCCAGCGCTGTGGTTCCAGGTCCTTTGAGCACATGAGTATCACTCCCTGCCGTATGTCGGTACCATACACGGCATTGTGGGCGGCCGCGTATGCTGCCAGCTGGGCCTTGTAATCCTGGACCCTATCGTCGGTCTTCATCCGATTGGTTTGCTTGAAGTCGATGATGCTCGGCTTGCCTTGGTACAGACCAACCATGTCCGTCGTTCCGGCATATAGCTCCGGATAGTAAAGGGCCGTTTCCAGTCCCCAAACCTCGTCCAAAAATGGCCTGATGTAGTGCTCAAGTATCACTGCCGCCATCTTGAAGCTTTGCTGATGATAGAAATTGGTACCAGGTTTCGGATCTTCTCCGCGGAGATGCCTCTCGAGATAGGAATGCATCAGCGTACCGCGGAATGCCGCTTCTTGGGTGATTTCGGCGGCCTTCTTTTCTCCGATGCTGCGCCTCCACCCTTCTAGGGCTTTCTTCGACTCCTCGGATTTCGTGTGATCAAGTATCGTTGTCACGCTCGGTAGCTTGTTACCAAACGGGTCAACGTATTTCCGTCCATCCGGACCGCCGTCCTCCCTGGTAAGCTTTGTATAGTTGTGCCGTTCGACCAGTTTCATGAATCTAGTATAGTAAGATTAGTGACATAGATGCTAGAAACCTTGCTCATAGATTGTTACGTCGATCGATTTCTAGCCTATATAGATCGGCCTTGATGGTACCCGACTGGACGAACGAGCTTTTGGATGACAGGAGGGCCAGGGTTGCCTTGGAATCCAGGATGTTGCCGCTAAGCCATAACCTGCCATCCTCGAGGACCGCCCAGTTCCACCCTTCCCGGACCTCTAGCTGGGATGCCCCGATGTGTACCCAAAAGCTTTCGGAAGTGATGCGATATATCTCGCATCGCATCTCCTCGAGGCCGGTCGTCGGTACGTTGTCCACCGTCATCATGTCGGCCAGGTTCTCGGCAATCGTTGCCTTTTTCTGTCCTTCTGACAGATTGTTGATCATGAGGAGGCCGCGTATGACGTCCGGTTTTTCCGGTAGTCCGCGTATTTCATCCTCCGTCATTTTACGGGATCTCTCAACGAGATCCCTTATCCTGGGTTTCTTGCTGGCCAGCAGCAGGGTTTCTGGGCCGTACATCGACCTCATGAAATCACCACTGTATCTTCCACATCAGCGTGGAGTTGGTGCTTGGGTTCGTCAGTCGATTGATGGTGTAACCAAGGCTGGTGAAATACGAGATGACCGCATCCATCCGATTGATGTATGGCTTGGCCAGGAGATCGTTGCTGAGCTGCTGGCCCTTCCATGCCTTGAAATAATCCCGGCTTTCCGGATATGGTCTGAGGGCGAAGGTACCTGCCCCGGCACCGATGTATGCGGTGGCGGTGGCCTGGGTTCCCCCGTTGATCTGCGGAGGCGCGATGGAAACTCCCGGCGCCGTCTGGTAACCAGTTCCGCTGCTGATCACGGAGATGCTTGATACGCTGTATCCCATCTGAGGTACCATCGCTGGCGCTGATGGGGTCGGTGTCTGGTATGGACCGGGTATTAGGTAAACCGTTGGCGAGGCCGTGTAGCTTGACCCTTGGTCGGTTACTATGAGACGATCGATGCCGGTTGGATTGAGGATCGAGGCGGCAATGGCGGAACCGTCGATGTTGACCGCAGGAGGATAGTTGTAACCCGAACCCCCGGTTATCAGGGATATGGCATAGATGCCGGTCGAGTTTAGCACCGCCGTTGCCGACGCGCCGGCACCATCACCGTCAATGGTGATGTCCGGCAGGCTGGTATATCCGCTTCCGGCCGTTATGATGTCTATGGTACCTATGGTATCACCGACGATGTTTGCCACGGCGGTCGCTTGCACGTTTGCACCTCCGCCCGACAGGGTTACCGTCGCATAGCTATATCCGGAACCAGGCAGATCAACCGTTATGGATGCGACCGACGTTCCATCAAGTATCGCCTCGGCGGTAGCACCTGATCCGTTGCTAACGGTCACGCTCGGGACATCGGTGTAACCGTATCCCTTGGTCGCAACATCAAAGGATGTCACTGCTCCGCCGGTGATCACGGCCTTGGCCACTGCCTGGGTTCCTCCCAGGGAAGGGGCGGTCATCTCGACGATCGGAGGTACCGCATATCCGGATCCGGCCGATCCAACGTCGATCGATCCAACGCCCATCACCAAATTGAATGCCGCTAGGGTCCCGGTACCACCGTTGACCGGATTCGAAAGGAGGCCGGGGAGGGAGGTGTAAGAGCCACCTGATTCAAGCGTGTATGTCCTTATCCGTCCGCTTTCATCGACGGATGTTACCCGGATGTATGCGTTTTCGGTCGATGTTCCTCCTGCAATCAGGAGATAGTCATCCGCGGAATACCCGATGCCGCTGCTGGTTACCTGGCAGGAAACCACTTCCATGTGGACGGTTCCGGCGGATGCTCCGCTACCGACCGGATCGATGCTAACGCTGGGAACCGAGGTGTAGGAGCTTCCTCCGTCAACCACGGCCACGGAGGAGACGCTCGTTGGTAGCAGGCTGGCAATGGCCGCCGCATTTGAACCGCTGTTGAAGGATACCGATGATACCCCGACATATCCGTAACCAGGATTGGAAACCGATATGGATGATACCGATCCACCAATGACCATCGCCGTGGCAACGACCCCGACCCCGGACGGATCGGTGATTTCTACCCTCGGTGGTGCCGTGTAATCCACGCCACCGTCCGCAACGGCGATCGATTTGATTCCCATGGTCAGGTTTACGGTAGCACCGGATCCGCCACCTGGCATGACGCTGGTGGATGCCCCGGCTAGGACCGGCAATACCGTGTATGTGCCCGGATTGGATAGGCTTATCGACAGGATGGATCCTGCCACGTCGACCTCCGTTACCACCGCCGTGGCCGCGGTACCTGTCCCGCCGTCCACCGACAGTATATCGCCGAGATGGTAATCGTTGCCGGAATTGTCTATGGACATGCCAACGACCATGTATGACACGGTACCGGCAGATGCTCCGTTGCCCTTTGGCACGATTTGCACCGTTGGGGAATCGGTGTATCCTCCGCCCGATGTGGTGTTGGCAATGGCGACCACGCTACCCCAGCTGGCTAGATATGCCCTAGCTGTGGCGGAGGTGATCGGGCTACCTCCCGACAGCGTAACAACCGGCGGCTGTATGTATCCACTGCCCTCGTCGTTGATGAGCATCGTCGTGACCCCTGCGGTCACATCAATGCTGATCGGCCTGCCAGAAATCGCGTTGGCATATGATGCGGCCAGCTTGATGTGATCTGGATCAACATAAATCACGTAGTAATATGCCGTGCTGACCAATGGTGCTGGTAGTGCTATGGTGCTCGATACCGTCACGGCATCGCCGGTGGAAAATCCATGGTTCGGTATGTAAAGCTGATCCGTTGCCGGATCGACGGTCCATACGTCGTTCGGTAGATTCCTGCTATCGGTCATCGGGGTACCGTCGGAAACCGTGGTCTCGAAGAAACCGAGCTTGACCGCATCCAGTATGGCCGATTGTATCCCAACGGCTTCGTCATGTATCGCCCGTTCTCGCAACGGGCTCTGTCTAGCTTCTGTGGCGGTTATGAATACGCTTGGGCACTGTGCCATTTATACTTGACTCCCGGTTTTCACCACCTTGTCGGCGATCTTGGCGGCGGTTTTCTCCACCTTTTCCTGGCTCTTCTCCATCTCATCAGGAGCCACGGTGGGTTCCGCCTTGAGTGGTTTGAGGGTGATCTTTTGCGTATCCGATCGTTCAACAACATCAACGAAAGGATCCCCGATCATCAGGTCCATCAGAGAGTTGGCATTGACGCTGTACCCCATCTTTTGGAGATAGGTCACGGCACCGTTTGGTCCCATCATGGGTATCTCATCCTTACCATCCTGCCTGTAGGTGGCGATGAGATCCATGAGATCGTTGGAGATCTCCGTGGAGATCTCCGTTTCTGTAATGATCTCCCTGATCAGCACCGGAAATTATCCTTTCTTGGTTCTGGTTATGGCCTTGTCAAAGGTCTCCGGTTCGATCATGCGAGGATCCTTGATGGAATCGCTCTTCAGTTCCAGCCAGTATGCGCGGGCATCAGCGTTTTCAAACATCTTCTTGCTCTTGCGTCCACCAGGCGTGGTATAGATCACTCCGTACGGGGTTAGATCCTTCATGGTTTCCAGGGACCTAGCCTTGTTCAATGACTCGATATCCCGTAGCATGCCCATCACGCCTTCCTGCACGATCCTCTTCATGCTTTCCTTGGCAGAAGTGATCCTGCGATTGACACCTGCCATTTGATCCAGGATTGAATCTCCCTCGAGACCATATCCCATGTTCAATGGATCAGACACATTGCCTTCGGCTAGCATTCTCTTGAATTCAGCACGATGATCGGCCAGTGCCTTTTCTAGATTTTCTAGATCTGCCCTGGCTTCTGCCAGAGATTGGCTAGCTTGCTGGTAGCTTTCGGTGTGCTTTCCGAACTTCTTCCATGCGGTAGCGTATAGGACTTCTTCCCACCTATCGCCATATCTCTTCTTGAACGATTCCTTGTTTCCCTTTATGAAATCCTCGGCCTTTTTACCTGGCGGAGCCTTTTCCGCGACCTCGTCTTCCTTCATTGAGGACCTCATTATTCCCGGAGCATCAGCGGATGCCGATCCGGTTCGGCCAACATGTCCGGTTCCAGGACGATGGTATTTTGATCCTTTAGCAATCTTGGTAGGGCCATGTGTAACCATTCCGCCTTTCTTGAAGAATTCGTCCTTTGCCTTTTCGATGTCCTGATCGGCCTTCGAGGCCTCATTCACGGTATCTTCCTTGATCTTACCCCACTTGTCCTTCTGCTTGGCACGGATGGCGAAGTTGATTTGATCAACTTCTTTTTGCTCAGCAGCGTTTCTCTTTTTCTTGGACATTAGCTCGCTCTTGCGCGCCTCGAGCTTCTTAATGGTCCAGCCTTTCCACTTGCCAACATCCTTCTTTGCCGTCTTCATCTCGGCATCCCAGGCCTCGTCGACCTCTTCCTTCTTGGTGTCGTCGGCCTTCTTGTCCTTGGCCTTGGCCTTCATCTTTTCGATGTTCTTCTTGAAGGCATCAGGAATCTTTCCCTCGCTTAGGCCGGGATTCGCACGAATTATGCGACCCTTTGGAAGCGTCATCTCGCTACCATCCGGCTTCTTGAGGGTGACCTTATCCCCGTCGATCTTAACGATCTCATAACGAGGCGTTGCCTTTGGATTGGTAACATTAACCTTCTTGCCGACTGCAAGGGATTCAGCCACCTCCGACTTCTTGGCACGGCCAAGAGGTTCTCCGGCTCCGGCCTCCGGCTCTTCCTCGGCAGATCCTTCCTCACCGCCGAGGGCGGCTAGATCCTTGGAAATATCGCTATCATCGGCAGGCTCTGCCTCGGCGCTCGGTTCCGGTTCCTCGCCGGCGGTCTCTATGTCGGTTGTTTCAGCCGGAACACCGCCGCTGTTCAGGGTTTCGATCGCCTTGTCCAAGGTCTCCTTGGTCTTGGAGGAAAGATCCAACAGGGCATCCAAGGCGGTCTTAACCGTGGTGTTGAATCCGTCGGCGGCTTCGGATCCAAACTGGCTCCTCATCATGTCAACCAGAGGCATGAGGTCCTCGACGCTCATCTTGGCAACGTCCTCGGCTATGTCCTGAATCTGGCCGCTCATGTCCTTGGCGGAAAGTATCGTCGCGGCCTTGGCGAGATCTTCCTGCTCCATCAGGCTGCGCGATTCGTTGTACACCCTCTGGACTTCCACGTTATCCCCCTCAGCATCGATCCACTTTTCGTATTCGGCGTAGTTCCTGAACTTCTTTTTCCTCGGGGTGCTCTTGACGCCATGCAGGTATTCCGCATAGACCGGCTTCTTTTCATCGAGATCTCGCTCGTATGCGGTCTCGTTGGTGATCTTCCTCTTTGCACGCCTACCTTCGCTGAAATGATTGTCCATCGCATGGTGCTCAAACTGCACGTAGTCCATGTAATGCTTGCAGGAGCTGACGCATTCGCTGGCGGTGGTTAGCTTCATGGCTACCCAGCCTTCCAGCTTGTCTCCTGGCTTGATCATATCGAAGAGCTTGATGGAATATTCCATTATCAGCATGAGATTCTGGCGGGTAACACCTCCGCTGGTCTCGCCCAGGCCTTCCTCCTCGTCGCCCTCCGGCAGCTCCTGCGGTTCAAACTTCTTGTAATAATCCAGATAGTGGTATACCTTATCCAGCAGGTTAGCAGACTTGGTCAGCGCTCCCGCTATCCATGGCTCAACTTCGCCCTTTGGATCGATCTGCTTTAGCATGCTCATTGCATACTTGCTGTTTCGATAAAGCTCGCTGCGTGCCATGCTGGCCTGGTACTCGTAATGGTGTGCCTGGCCGACGACCGGGCTAACGGCCGCTGGTGCCGGCTGCGGCTGGTGTGAATCGGGATCGGCATCCTCGGAGATCGATTCCTTGTTATAGGGCTTCCCCTTGGTCTTGGCGATCGCGGCGCCCTTCGGCATGCCGCTTGCCGTCATCCTTGCCACCATCACGTCGGCGAAATCCTCGTCACCGTCGCCGTCCTGGTCCTTGTCCTCTTCCATGTCATCCTTGCCGAGATCTATCTTCGGTTGTGCGGCAAGGGAGGTCTTTCTCTTGGCAAGCAATTCTGGTCCGAATTTCGCGATACCGTCGCGAACCATGCTGTTAACATTGATGGGCCTCGGCAGTCCCTTGATCCATGACAGAACGGCCTTTTCGTCGTCATCAAAATCCTTCGCCTGCGTACCAAAAAGCGTGCCGATCTTCTGGGCCTTTCGTGCGATGGACGCTAGAACAATTGAAAACATCGTTGCTTCTTCGCTGGTCTGGGGGATCCGTTCGGCAATCTTGCCCAGATCATCGGCAAATTTGTTGGTTGGTCCTTGGTTCATGTCTGCCTCTTCCATGTCATCCTTGCCGAGATCTATCTTTGGCTGTGCGGCAAGGGTGGCCTTCCTCTTGGCAAGCAATTCTGGTCCAAATTTCGCGATACCGTCCTGTATCATGCTATTAACATTGATGGGTCTCGGCAATCCCTTTATCCATGCCAACACGGCCTTTTCGTCGTCGTCAAAGTCCTTTGCCTGCGTACCAAAAAGCGCGCCAACCTTCTGGGCCTTTCTTGCGATGGCCGCCAGAACTATCGAAAACATCGTTGCTTCTTCGCTGGTCTGTGGTATCCGTTCAGCGATCTTGCCCAGATCATCGGCAAATTTGTTGGTTGGTCCTTGGTTCATGTCTGCTTCCGTGGTTGCGAGTGTTGATTCGGCCATTTGCTTGCGGCGCCGGCGCTTTGGTCCGATCTCCGTGAGCATGAGCCTGACGGCTTCAAGGATTAGCATGCTCTTGATGTATTCAGGATTCTGCTGATAGCTGTTGAAATTGCTCTCGGCTATGATCCGATCCCTCTTGATCTCCCATGCCGATTTGCATTCGTTGAGGAAATCCTCGGTTGAGGTTGAATCCAGATTGATGTTCATCTGCACTCCATGGACGCTTTTTAGCGTATGAAGTATCTGGTATAATCTGGCCTCTTTTGATGATTCAAGATGATTGAGATACATTTGAACAGAACTCCTGGCCACGTGAGGCCTTTGCTTGATGGTACTTATTTATACCAATCATCGGAGATATCTGTTAGATTGAAAAGGAGGTTCCGCAACCGCATTGGCTGACGGCTGACGGTATTTCCACGGAAAAGTATGAACCGCTGAGATCAACTCGATAATCGATCGTCGCGCCGTCGATCAGCTCAAGGCTCATGCCGTCGATCAGCAACTGGCCCGGACCAAATTCCATGACCTCGTCTTCGTCGGACGGGGAATCACACATGTCCCAGACCTTGTTGAAACCTTGGCATCCGCCTGCCACTATCGAAAGCCTTACCATTTTTCCATGCTTCTGGCAAAGGCCGGAGATGTGGGATCTTGCTGCATCTGTTACGGTAATGCTCATTTTGCTAGCATCTTGATCTGCTTCTTGGCAGCCATGCATCGGTCCAAGCTGGCTTGATATCGGCTTTCGAAGATGTCCCGCTTGGAAGGATCGGAGGTAGCCGACATCTTTCTCTTGTACATCAATGCGTCAACACGGTGAGACGTGTAGGCATCGTCCTGCTCAAACAGCTTGCGAACCTCTAGGCTGTTGGCGAATCTTCCGGAATTCAGCAGCCTGACGGCGGTAAGTGCCGTTTCATATAGGCTGATATCATCAGCAATGGTATCATTGGTCAGGCTGTTGTAAATGGAATAGAACTGCTTCCCGGCCAACCGACTCGCATCTTCCTTGACCAATATCTGGTAGCGACCAACCTTGACCCCGTTCTGTATCCGTTGGGTTTGCAATGCTTCTGCCGCCTTGGGAAACTCAGCACCCTCGGTGATCATGTTATCAACCACATGATTGCTCAACGAGTTCAACCTCGTTAGCACGGATGCCATCGCATCAACATCCTTCCTGGTGACCTGCCCTGGACCAGCCAGCTCGACCGGTTGATCAAATGATTCGGTCACGGTGCGCGTGGTCGACGCAGGAACGGACGTGTTGCCTCCCATGATTTCCAAAAGCCTAGCCATGGCATCCCGGTCTTCAGGTGTAACAGCGGTCATGTCAATTCTCCCAGATTTCTTCTAAATCATTGACCAAGAAGCACAGCTTATCCTCCACCATGATCCTAGTCAATAATCCGCGCGTTACCAATCTCCGCGCCAGTTCTCGTTCTCTTTGATCCATCAATGATTTTGGCAATGGCTCTCCGTGTCCTCGAACCCGTTCGAGGACCACATTCTCCTCGTTGCTGACTGGCTGCAAGAGCCCTCCCTGGATCTCTATGAATTTCATTTCGCAGCCTTGGCCATGTCCTGTGCGGCTTTTATCAGGTCGACGCCCATCAGCGCGATGGTCGACAGCTCCTTGGCGTGCTGCTGGCCGATCACCGTCTGCGGTGGGTTGGCCTTGATCTCATTTGACATTGCGCTAAGTATGCCACCGATCGCGTACAATCTGGCGGCTTCTCGATTTCCGGAAAACTGTGGCAGCTTCTCGGCCGAATCGATCAGCTTCTGTATGCTGCTTTGTGATGCATCGGCCTCGGCGACTATTTCCGAAAATTCATCCGGATCCTGGGGTGATTTCTGGGCCTTCGATACATGATCGTCGGCGGCTTCTTCGGCCACCGTTGGTTCCATTATGGTCGGAGAGGATATGCCGGCGAGCTGCATCATGCGATTGATCGGGTTCAGAGGTTGCATGCCCCCCATCACGCCTTCCTTGATCTTGGTAAGCTTGTGTTCTCTTACCATCCTAGTCCTGCCATCTACGATGATCCCGACCGATGCGTTCGGACCCTTTGGTATCGAGATCTCGACCTCCTGCCCCTCGTATATGGCAATGTCCCCCCGTTCCCAATCGTTCACGATTGCGGCCTTGGCTGGTAGGTTGAGATGGTGTTTTGCCTTCCTGCTCCAGCGATCCTCGGTCGTGTTCCACAATGCCTCGTTTCCGTTGTTTTGATCGGCCATGATATGGGGTGGTTTCATGTCTATCTCCTGGCTGGTTGGGGATATTTCATTGATGTATTCGATCAAGCGCTTCATTTTCGCTCCTTGCTAATTGGAAACAATGGTTTCTGTGAGGAGTCATGGTCGATGGCAGGTTGGATGTCTCGAGCTTCGTGCTTGAGAACGCCATCCTTTCTAACGATGACTATTTCCTTAGGGAGCGTTTTCCCAAATATCTGATCTAGAAGCATATTCCCTGCTCTCAGTTGGTGAGATATTTATTGCCGAGGCAAAAAGAAAGGCGCATTTCTGCGCCTTTCTTCCTAACCAATCGTATATGCTACCTGGATTAGAGGACCAGTGCGCGAACGGCGATCGTGTTGCGAGCTGTGCTCGATGCGCCGGTGTCAAACTCGGTGCTGGACAGAACCGGAGTTGCTAGATCCTGCACGGGGACACCGTCCAGGGAGGTTAGCAGCTGATAGCCGAGATCGTTGCTTTCGGCAGCGGTGCTGACGTTCCAGTATCCGGTCTTTTCAGTGGCGATCTTAACGGTGGTAACGGTCTTCGTGCTGCTGTAGCTAGAACCAAAGGACGTTCCGTTAAGGTAGCCGGCATAGGTCGTGGTCGATGGATTCGAGTCCGATGCCGAGGTAATGCTGATAGCAACCGGGTTTACTCGCTGTGCGAACACCTGGAGCAGCAGGTTTAGGTTTGCCTGCTTTGCCAGTGCGTCCTCGTAGGAAGCCTGGGTGCTGTAGGTAATTGCAGTTCCGGCACCGTTGATCACGGTCACGTTCTGCCAAGTGGTGTATCCCTGCTGGGTGTATAGGTCAGCGACCGGGGTGGTCACGTTGGTCTGGGCCATCGGTACCAGGGTAGCGATGCTGAAGAAATCCATGTTTCCGGTGAGGAACTCACCAGCCTGGACTCCGCCATTTACCTTATCTGTCATAGTTTGTCTCCTTTGTAAAGGTGCAATCTGCTTGCATGGTATTTATATCAGATCGGATTTTATCGGCTCTTATTCCGCTTCTTCCTGGGTTTCTTTGGCGCGGTTCCTGCTGGACCAAAAAAGCTCTGCCCGGTCGGCATCCTGCGTATTATCGGCATCATTGGACCACCCAAGCCGGTTGCAACGCTAGCAATGCTACCGGAGGATGTGCCGCCGGAGCTACCGTTCTCACACAATATTTCCATTATCCTCATAGGATCACCACGCTGTTCGTACGACGCTCCTTGATGACGAGTTGGTATCCAAGATCCTTCCAGGTAAGCTTGTTTTGATTGAGCACCCTCGATATCTCCTCGAACAGGGACATTTCCGTCACCGTTGCTCGGTTGATGATGTCAGCGAGGGCCTTTCGATCGTCCTCCGGTACGTTGGTTGCCGTTACCAGGAGTCCTAGCAGCCTTTTCTTGGTATCCGCGGAGATCGAATCCCCGCCGGCCAGCGCCTTCTTGGCAGCATCGAGATCTCCTGCCTTGAGGGCTGATCTCAGATCGCCGATCATGTTGGATGGTTCCTCGGCCTTTGGTGCCTCGGCGGCCTTTTCAAGATCCGCCAGCTTGTTCTCCCAATACTTGACGAACTCATCCCGTCCCTTGGACTTGAATATCTTCTTGGCCTCGTCATCGTATGCCTTGAATCCGCTAACAAATGGAACTTCCTCATCATCCCCACCGGCGGTGGCAAGATCAGACATCGTTTGCTTGACATCCTCCTCTGATAGACCGGCCGATAGCATGGCAGCCTCGATGTCATCGGCTTCCATTCCCATGTCTGCCATCATTTGCGCGATCTCGACGCTGTCGGTTGGTCGACCGGCCTGCGTCCATGCCTTCATCAGATTGCCTGCTCCGAATTTCAGGGTGAGGTCGGCCCAAAGGCCTTCCATGATCGGCAGGGCCAATCTCCTCGATTCGGCGGTTGGTTCCTTCTTCTTGATATCGGCGGCTGCGGCACCAGCTCCGCCTGCGGCAGCGGTAACGTACTTTCCGATGGCCCTGATGCTGGCTAGGAACCCATCATTGTTGATCTTTTCGGCGGTCGCGCCTGCTAGCTTCTGCGTCAGTTCGGATGCATACTCAGGGCTAGCCACCTTCCTTGCTAGGGCAAGAAGCCTGTCATATGCGCTTAGATCACCGCTTCCCATCTGCAGGATCGTGTCGGATATGGCACCACGCATGGATGGATCGACCGTAACGTTGCTGATGCGGAACCATTTCGTCCATTCCATTCCATTGATTGTGGTCGGGGACTGGCCTCCAAAAGATATGTTGGTTATTCCAAGTTCCTTCGGTCCGACCGGCGTGATGGAAGCGATCCTTACGGCCTCGAAGTAACCCATCAGGGCCGAGGCCAGCTGTGCGCTTAGGTAACCAAGGGCACCAGCATACAATCCCTTGCCGATCGCCGTGCTGAGCCTTTCTCCCTTGATCAGTTCGGTCGCACCCTTCAACAATGCCGCGATGATCGGTATGGCAGCGGGTCCCAACGCAAGGCCGCTTAGTGCCGTGAGAAGACCAATGATCGCGCTTTGCCATGCTGGATGTGCCTTGGCAGCGTTACCAAGCGCATCAACCATCGCCAATGCCTGCTTGCCCTTTGGATTTTTCTCCAGCTTCTCGCGAAGGGATGCCTTTAGCTTATCGAATTTCTCATCCATTCCCTTGACTGGCGTGGAATCCTGCAACTTCTTTCCGAAATCAGCTAGAATGCGGTTAACCCGTGCCGTGGCATCCTTTGGAAAATTAACGGTCTTTCCGAAACCGGTGCGCAGGTTCTTCTGGCGGCTGACGTCCTCGGCCCCTTTGAAAATCTTGCTTATTTGGTCATTCGATAGCTCAGCCTCCATCAGCCTGCGCAGATCCCTGCGGAGTGGCATGAGGTCCATTTCGATGCTTTCAAAGAGCCTGCGCTGACCGTCGGATAGATCGGTCCAACCGAATCTCTCGTAAGCCCATTGATGCTTCTTCATCATTCGGCTCCTTTCATTGAGGCTAGTCCTTGCTTGATGGCAAGGATCGCTGATTTGATATCATCCGGTGTTGTTGGAGTAGTTGCTGCTGCCGGTGCCGTTCCGGCCGGCGCAGGTGCTGCTTCTGGTTCAGGCTTGGCAGCGGTACCGGTCGCCGACGGTTGTTCCGGTTTTTCGGCCTTGTCGGCCTTTTCCTGCTCGATGTATGCCAATCCGTCGATAACCGCGGCAGCGATGGCCTTGGAAAGGTATTCCTTGGTTTGCTTGTCGATGGTGGTAGATATCGGATTGGAATTGTTCTGTATGGTAGATGATTTGAGAGGCAGCGCTGGAGAGTCAGTACCGGTTGGCTGTGCCCTCATCAGCTGCTTGAGATTGTTGTTGACGATCGGATTCCGCATGGCACGGTCGATCTCAGCATCATCCATTTTCATGACCAATGATCCGAAACGATACAGATCCCGATAGGACAGCTTGCTCCACATCCAGGACTTGTTGGAGCTTTTGACCTGGGCAGGTACTGATGCTCCGTACTTGTTCGTCAGCTGGGTTTGCAGGGATTTGGTCAATTCCATGCCCCGGCGCTTTACCGGATCACTCAGGCCACGTATCCAATTCTTGATGCTGTCGACGATGCCTTCGTCAAGCGGACGAATGTTGGCCGGAGCCACCACATTCATGTAGTGTCGCATGGTATTATCCATTTTTTTCCTTCCTTAGCTCCTTGATCTTGCGCATGAACTTGCGATCATCTTCGCTAAAAATGCTTCGGTGCAGCCTCTTGATGAGATCATCGGCGGTTTCTTCCGGATAGTTTTCACGGATAAGATTGGCCAGATTGATCGCCGATGCGATGACGTGGGTTGCCCGGCTTTCGATTACGGCATGCTTGCTTCTTGCCGGGACTATCGCGTCAAGCTCTTCTATGATGCTCTTTAGAGAATCCATGATCTTAAGGTCTCACACATTGATGCGATATTTATCCTAAACGCGCGCATTCAATAAATAGCTCTACAACTACCAACGGAGAGTACAGACACATGGCAAATTTCCTAGCCGAGGACATACGAAACATCCTCAACAAGCTTGACGAATACATCACGAACCTGGACGAAGCCGGCAAGGACGACGTGCCGACAGCGGGGAAAACCGACGGTGCATCTTCGGACGAGGAGAAACCCGACGACCAGGGAGAGCCGGTCGATTCAACCCTTACCAAGCCCGCTGGGCTCGAGAAGGTAGCTGGGAGCATCAACGTGCAGGCCCTGGTAGATCTGCTGGAGATCCCGGAAGAGGAAGTGGCGAATTTCAAGGGGGCGATCAGCGCCCTGAGGCAAGAGGATCCAAAGCTTACCACAGCACAGGCGCATGCCCTTGCCATCGCGTTCAACCGCATCATCACCCACTGGGCAGGGGAGAAGGGCAAGCTATCCTCGGTTCTCCGCCCGACCGGGGAAGGTGTTGAGGAGGATCTTGATCCTAATCGAATCAAGGGTTACATGGCCCAGGACAAGGCAAACACCAACAAACCTGGTGATGAGATCAGCCAGATGAAGAGCATGATAGACGCCGTCAAGAACCACGGTACCCGAGACGAGAAGCAGCAGCTCGGTCTCAACGAGGAGAAGGTTGAGATAATCGGGTACAACAGCGGCCACGGTGAAAATCTCGATGCGATCGCACGAGATCCATCACGCCACCGCAAGGTGGAAATGGTCCAGCTAAGGATGGGAAACCAGGGGCAACCGGAACTGGTGTTTAAGGATACCGACGGTAGCAATTATGTTGCTGAATGGAATCCAAAGTACGGTTGGGTTGCTGATTTTGATTGAGAAAAACCCGGAGATGTTCTCCGGGTTTTCCTTATCTACGCACCAATGCCGTTAAGCTGCTGAGGTCCTTGATGCTCTTGGCGGCATCCGGTTTTGGTGCGTCCTTTTCTTCCTTCTTAGCCGTAGCGGCGTTCTTCCTGCGGAGATCGGCAAACGCATCAGCTGCCTTCCCACCTGCCATGATCTGGGGTTCCTCCTCGCTATCAAAGATACGTAGCGTGTTTGGATCAAATCCAAGGTTCACCTTGCTACCAACGCCACTCGACGACCTCGTCTTGAGGAACTGTACCTGATACTGTCCTCTCTCCTTCATTGCCGCGCTGGCAAAGATCGATATCACGTTATCAGCGGTCTGGATCTTGGAAATACCACCGGAAATGTGGCTGTGGTCGTGTTCCTGCTCCTGCACAGCACCCCTGTTCAGCTGTGCCGCGGTTTGCCCTATCATCTGCCTCTCCACCATTAGCCCGCGAAGCTCCTCGGTGACGAACTTATCCTTGACGAAAAGGTTGCTAGGATCGATCCTCTTGTTGTTCGGGAAAAGAAGATCCAGGTAATCCACCACCAATACGTCAGGCCTTTTACCGGTTTCGATCTCGTATGTCTTTAGGTATGCCTTGATGTCATTGCAGGTGCTGCCCTGTGGCATCTGCTTAACATGCATGGTCCCGCTCTTGTTACCGGCCTGCTTGACCTTGATCTCAACCGCATCGAGATTGCGGAATATCTCCTTGGTACCGATCTCGCTGATCATGCTGTCCATTCGCATGGAACAAAGCTCTTCCGAAAGCTCAAGGGAGATGTAGATGACGTTGAGCCCTTGCCTGGCAAAATTGATGGCAATGTTTTGCAGGAACAAGCTCTTACCGACCCCGGAACCAGCGCACCATATGGTGATCTCTCCTCGGTTCACTCCACCGTATAGCTTGTCATCAACCGTTTTCCATCCCGTGCTGACCTGGCCATTCTTGTCCTTGATCTTCAGCAGCCTGGCCCGCGGATCCTCGAAGTAGTTGGTACCGAGATCGCTCTGCAGGCTGATCAAGATGGCCTCACGGATCATTTTCTCGACCTCGCCGTAAGCTCCTTTTTTCACGAGATCAACGCCGGCCAGCACCGCCGCGGCAAGCGCTCGGTTCTTGCAAAACTCCTCGATCTCATCTAGGAAGGCATCCTGGTGCTGCACTCCGATGTTGGGGATGTGCGTGAACCCGATGCCGGTCTCGGCATTAACCTGCTCGACCTTTGGAAGAACGTTGTATTTTTCGGAATGCTTGAGGATGAATCTAACCGCTGGCCGCAACCTGTTGACGAAATACTTGTCATTTAGGATGTTTTGGCAACGGGCAAACACCTCCTCGCTGC